GGCAGTAGCGGCAGCTCTTCCACCTCGGCCGCCGCAGCAATACAGGCCTCCGGCGGGGGCATATAATTACGGCATCGTCGGTCGGGCGCAGGCAGCGGCCGCACCCCGCCCGGCACCGGCACCGGCAGCCGGAGGTCCTCCCCAGGATTTCATAGATCAGACACTTAGCGAAGCATACGTAGCTGGTGCTACAAACACCGTTCGTGGAATGGCCGCACTCGGACCGAACGCTAAAGCATACGGAGAAAGCCGAGCCTTATTTGAATCTATGGACCCACTTTCACAGGCCCGCGTGGAGGAGATAGCCACAGAGGCACGCCGGAGAACCCTTGGCGCCGGCGTGGATGGTGAGACCATAGCATACCAGGTTGCTTTTGCTAAAATGGTTAAGTGGGAGCGCGACCATCCGAGGAGAAGAGGAGGAACGCACAAACGGACCACGAGACGGCGGCGCACCCGTCGTCACTCGTCGTAAAAAATAGACACGATAATCAATGGAGGAGTCTATGGATATAGACGCAGACACTTCGAGAAGGTCTTATCTGTATCAAGTCCCTCTTCAAGAGGCAGATGTACGCGTCTACAAAAAACCTGTGACTCAGGTAGCCGTGAATCCTCAAAACTGCGTTGCGGCAGCGAGCAGACTTCTTGGACTTATTCCTAAATCTCTGACGGAGAAACTCTCCAGAGAAGGGGTTGCCCCTATAACGGGAGACCGGATTCGAGCCCGTGTCAACAAGTACGTCGAAGAGGAAAGAAAGAAGTATTATCCTATATCATTCAAACTCACAGCCGCTCTCATAGACAAATTCCGTATCAGTCTGTTTTCTCACTTTGCAACGATTGTCATGTCTAATTCTGCTACAAGGGGGCATGCGTTCGTCATCGCGAAGACAGAGGACGGCGAGATACGAAGCCTTGAGCCCCAACCCGGCTTCTGCTCGGGAACGACCACAGAAGAAATTCTTGAAATGATTCGTTACCCGTATCGTGAAGAAGTAGGATCTGAAATTACGATAACCGTTTTTCTAAGCATGGTCCCGCGAAGCTACGATGAGTTTGGAAGTGAATATATTGAAGGACCTCTCTCCGCGCTCTTTGCAAGGGCAAAGTTCGGTGGATCTAGAGTTTCTTTACCCAGACGGTCGGCTGGGCGTTCTTCTTCTTCAAGGAAGAAGCGTCGTACTCGCCGTCGCTCAGCATTGCCGAGACAAACTGCCGGTTATCAACCCAGAGGGTAGGATCACAGAGTCTGAACGGCGGATGCTCGGAGGCCTTGTACCAGAAAACTTGGTCCTCCAGCTTGTTTGACGCAACGTTATTGCAGATCACCAGTCCCTCGTAATTCTCCGTGCACTGATCCATAAAATCGCAGAACATTTCAAATGTCGGAAACATACCTGCGTAATTCTCGTAAATTCTACGACGGTTACCTAGGATATTCTCGCGAAGAATGAATACGAAATCCACGTTGGTACGCAGGTTCGGCGTGATGCCCAGTGGGTACTGCATGGTGATGATCGTCATCATGTCAAGATGGCGGCCGTTCATGAAGACGAAGCGAGTGGATTCTTCATTGATCCACTCCTTGGCTGCGTAGAGACAGTCGTCCAGAATCAGGAAAGCCCGAGGATCAAACGGAGCTCCAGCTGCCTTGGTCTTGAGAAACCGCTGTTTCGCTGCAAATTGCCGCTTGATGAATGCCTGAACCTTGGCGGGCTCATACTTGTCATGAATGAGTTTTGAAGGTACAAAGGCTTGAAAATATTCGTTCACAACCTCTGTGGGCGAGATCACCATGCCAGCCGGAAAACAGTCCTGAACGTTAAATAGCAGGTCACGAGCCAAGAAGGATTTGCCCGTATCCTTCTTGCCAATGATCACGATCATGGGACTTTTGCGCGAATCCATTCCACATCTATCCTTGATCATGTCCATGTTGAACTTTCTGAGCTGGAAATTCATCTTGTTCTCCCCGTCGTTTATTTTTTGACATTCATCACCGAGACAGTTGATAATGGGAAAGGACCTGAGAACGACGTCCGTGAGCATGAAGATCCATCGTGTGCCGAAGCTCGATGGAACGCACTGGTCTATGAAGACGATGCAGCCGTTCTTTCCTTGCCTTGAGAAGCTATTCAAGACGGAAAATGTAGCTGGGTTGCATGAGTATGGTGTCAAGCTGGATAATCCGATTGACGCGGTGGTAGATGCAACCCACGTCAAGGTTGGAGGGAAGACCATTCCCATCCATCGCAAGACGACCATGATCCTGTCGCCCTTCAAGACGATGCGCGGCGACTACGGCTCCTTTGGCGTTCCGAAGAGAGCGAATGTAGCGGATGATATGCATTCCACCATGCAAAGTCCTCATACGGCTGCCTATGTTGGAGCCATCACATCCATTGCTCTCTCCGAGTCTGAGTGTCCTCATTTCCCCAAGGTCTATGGTGTCTATGTCGGTGTGGCCGGATCGCACACGATTGATATTTCGGATGACTACGAGGAGCTGACTGAGAAGGGCTGGTTTGCCGATCGTATTGGCAAGACCTTTGAGCTGAAGCTTCGCACAGCCGGGCATGATGCCGAGTTCAGTCACACGCGCCGGGCTCGTATTGCGCTGGACACTGCCGAAGAGGTTGACTTGGGTGAGGTGAATGATGTAACAGTGGATCACGTGAGCACGGGTGACGAACGCGATGTGGAGGCCTATGACGTTGCATCTTCGGAGCCCCCGGAGGAGGAAGACGAGGAGTCGGATGAGGACGATGTCTACGATATTGAATCATGTGATTGCTCGGAGGCAACGGATGATGAGGAGGGTGAGGATGAGGAGCCCGAATCCTTTGCGTGGGCTACCTTCAGCGATGTGCCGGTGGTGACAACGGTCATGGAGGTTTGCGAAGGAACCTTTTACGATCTCATCAAGCTTCACCCTGAGCCCGAGAAGCACGCAGCCTGGGTCTCGCAAGTTGTCTTTGCTCTCGCCTACGCCCAGCGCACTTTTGGGTTCACCCACAATGATCTTCATGGCAACAATGTGATGTATGTCAAGACCGACCAGACCCACTGCGTCTACATTCACGCTGGGATCACCTACAATGTTCCGACCTTTGGATACCTCATGAAGATCATTGACTTTGATCGCGCAATCATCAGTCTGCGTCTGACTGGGCTGAAGGAACCCAAGACATTCATGAGCAGCCAGTTTCAGGAGGACGAGGAAGCCGGCGGTCAGTACAACATGGAGCCGTTCTACAATAACAAGCACCCGCATATCTCGGCTTCGTCGTCGTTTGATCTGGTTCGCTTTGCTACGTCGGTCTTCTGGGATATGTTTCCCAAGGGACCGAAGCATGAATACACGCATCCGTTGTTTAGTATCTTTCTGCAGTGGATGAAGCAGACAGATGGTTCGTCGGTCATGTTCCGCAAGAAGATGGACAATCACGATCGCTACCACGGATTTGACCTGTACAAGGCCATTGTGCGCTACTGCGGGGATTCGGCAGTGCCAAAGAAGGAGATTGGCCGGATGGTGCAGTACCGCGTAACTCTGTCAGCCGCTCAGTTACGAGATGCACTGCTGATTGATACCTAACATCTTGGTAAAGGTAGAATTCACACCAAACAGCACGTGCAAAAGTTCGCCCACAACAAACCAGGCAATCAGAGATTTCCACCACGTAATATTGAACAAGAACGACGTAATCAACGCAGCGGCTACGGTCATCCACGTGTCATTCAGTGCGAATCCAAAGATCCTCGCTGCATGAACACCCTGTCCGGGAGTTCCGAGAATATTTGCATACGGGCAGCCCATTTACGATTATTTAGATGTATGAAAAGAATGCCGAGTGCAGAGGAACTTCGTGATCTTTGTCAGCTAGATGTCTTTATTGAGACTGCAGTTAGAACTGCATGCTCCAACGCACGAGCGGGAGATACGTGTCACGTGGTTGAGGTTCCTGAAACCTTGTCTTTGGATACTGTGCGGGATGCGTTAGTCAAGGAATTCCCTGGGTGCACCATCCATAAGAGGTGGTTTACCCGATTTCTCGTGATTAAGTGGACTTAAAAACTCCTTCCTGGCATCTTGCAGAAACTTTGTGTCCTTTTCGGCTTGTTCCCATTCGCCATGTTCATAGTCAATCGTCTGCGTAGGACCTTTGGGATAGAATAGTGTGATCCGCGAGCCAATTGGATGCTTGGTTCCAAGCCAAATACCGTGCAACCCCGAAAGGTCAATCGCTCTTCCTGCAAGCCGAACTATGCGAGACATACTGTTTTTATTGGATTGTCTTAAAACTCCGGCTTGCCAATGAACATTTCCTGAGCAGCGGACGCGGCGGAAGTGACAGTCTCCGCGACATCGCTGACCGTCTCCGTGCCGATCGAATAAAGAACGCCGGACGCAAGAACTCCGGATCCGACCGCGATCTTTCCGAGATCTGTGTAATCAACCGGCTGGGTCTTTGCGCGACGGTCAAGCACATACAGAAGGGCGGCGACAATCATGACGGCGCCGACAACCATAGCAAGCATCTGATAATCAAGCATTTGCTTTTCAATGTGGATTGGTTTAGAGGTAGTTAGACGCGGCGCTGCGACTACAGGTCCAGCTTGACGACGCCCGCGGGCTTGGCGGCCGGCTCCTCCTCATCCTCCGACAGATCCAGCTTGACATCCTCTCCCATCCGAAGGCGAGGACGCTCTTCCTCCTCGTCCTCATTGTCCGTCTCAAACTCAACCGTCTCTGACTCGCCAAAGCTCAGCGTAGGCTTGGGGGGAGCCGGAGCGGCAACTGGGACCGGCTCGGCAACCGGGACCGGCGCCGGGGCAGCAGCCGGGGTCCTGCTCTGGAAGTAGGCCTTGCTAATGTCCTTCCACGGGATGAAGCTATCAATCACCTCGTCTAGGGCGCCACCGAGCATTGTCTCAATGTCGCGACGATTGCGGGACTGCTGCTCGGACGATACATCAACCGTCTTAAAGAGATAGGCATTGGACCAACTCTTGCGGGCCGCCGACTTGTACAGCGTGAAAATGAACTTGGAGAGAGACGGGCGCTCAAACTCCACATTGACGTGCGTCTCCTCGGACTGCTGAAGCGTGGCAAATGCACGAATGTAGCTGACAAAGACACCCAGCAGGAGATCATCCATGTACTCGCACTTGGACACCTTCTCAATACGAGCAACCTCTGCATTCAGGATCTCCTCCGTCCACTGGGGAACGCGAGTGAGGAGGTTCTGAAAGGTCTTCAGGATTTCGCTCGGCTGCTTGTTGCGCATACATGCCGTCTTGGCATTGTCGTAGATGCTCCAGAGACCGTCGGCAACGTGAGGAATGAGAACGCGGTTCAGGTTCTCACGAAGAGACTGCTTTACAAAGTCCGTGGTCATTTACTTAGACAGAGCGAAGAGAGGAATGTCAATACGGACGCAGAATGCCGAAGTTTGTTCTGATTCTGATGGTGAAGAACGAGGAGAAGATCCTTAAGCGGTGCCTGGAGGCAGTAGAGGGCGTTGTAGATGCATTTGTCATTACCGATACGGGGTCTACGGACAAGACGGTTCAGATTGCCCATGAGTTTTTGGAGGTGCACAAGGGCTGTCTCGGACACGCACCGTGGAAGGATTTCGGCAGCACTCGGAGTGCGAGTTTCGCGATTGCCCGTGATTTCTGCGTTAGTGCGAATATGGATCTTGCGGATACGTATGGACTTTTGCTGGATGCTGATATGATGTTCGTGCCAGGAACGTTGCGTCAGCAAGCACTAGGCGGGATTGGATACACAATTATTCAATCTGCGGGTCCCATTGAGTATCCCAATACCCGACTCGTCCGAATGGATTATCCGTGGGTCTGCAAGGGTGTAACGCACGAGTACTGGGATGGAGAATGTGCGGCCATTCCCAAGTCAGTCTGCTATATTGATGACCACAATGATGGCGGCTGCAAGGCGGATAAGTTTACCCGCGACCTTGCATTGCTTGAAAAGGGACTGGAGGAGGACCCGACCAATGTTCGTTACATGTTCTATCTTGCTCAGACCCACCACTCCATGGGGAACTGGCTCAAGGCAATTGAAGCCTATCAGCGCCGCATTGCTGCCGGCGGTTGGTATGAAGAGGTTTGGTACTCACACTACATGATTGCCAAGACCTATGAAATCCTGAACGACCCAATTCAGCTTGAGGTGTGGGTCCAAAAGGCCTATGCATTCTACCCGGGGCGCTCAGAGGCAATTTACTGCCTGGCAAAGCATTTCCGTATCAAGGGCGAGCATTACCGGGCCATGCACTACATTCGCATGGGAAAGAGGATTCCGCTGCCCACCGATGCGCTCTTCATTGAAAAGGATGTCTACCGCGGACTCTTTGACTATGAGGAGACCATTTGCAAGTACTACACTCTTTGCACTAAGAAGGATGCTCTCCGGGAATGCATGAACTATCTGATGTCGCCCAAGCCGTTCCCCGACAATGTTTACGATAACCTGAAGTTCTACATTGAGCCTGTGGATCGCAACGCCAAGCCCGTCTCAATTCATAGGCACCTCTTTGGCCCGAATTTCCACCCCTCGGTAATCTCCGTGTGCGGAGACTACCAGAACATTCGGTTCGTGAATTACAATCTCAATCACACGAACACGACATATACGATGAAGGATGGGAGTTACTCGGATGGGAACACGGTCAGGACGCAGAATGCTTGCCTCAATACCTTGACGGGCGAGACGATCTGTATGAATGACAGTTCAATCGACTTGCGGCGCCGAGACGCACATATCAAGGGTCTTGAAGATATTCGCCTGTTCTTGAACTCCAAGAATGAGCTTTGTTTTCTGGCCACGACAGCTGAATACTCGGATAGCCTCTCTATTCTCCGCGGCCGCTATCATCCCGACACGGCTTCGTATTCAGACTGTGTGGTCATGGAGTCTCCGAAGGGAGCTGTATGTGAGAAGAACTGGTTGCCGATCTCGGGTACAGACCAGTTCATCTATCAATGGCATCCATTTGAAGTTCGAGCCTTTGATGGGGCCAAGACGCCCCTTGTCAAGTCGTATCCGACGCCCGGGTTCTTTCGGCATTTGCGGGGATCGGCCAGGCCCATCAAGGTGAAAAATGAGCTGTGGGCTCTGAGTCACTTTGTCATTGGCTCAACACCGCGTATCTATTATCACTGCATTGTGGCTTTGGACGCCGAGACTTACCAACCGAGGCGGATGACTCTGCCCTTTCTCTTTTATTCTGACCTGGTTGAGTTTTGCATCAGCCTGTCGGTCAGTGGAAAAACAGTAACATGCATGTTTGCAGTAATGGACGATACACCGTACACTGCGACATTTACCTTAGAGGATAGTGACTGGATTCAAGCGTAGAGCTGACGCCACGACTCATTGACCTGCTTCTGCTCTACAAGAATGGACTTGACATCCTCCGGCGTGATTGTCATGGGAAGCTTGACCGCCTTGTAGAACGGATAGCTCTTTGCCGTCTTCTCATCGGCAATACGCAGAAGGTTGATGCGAGTGACAAGCGTCTCCACCGCGCGGATCAGAACACGAACACCCTCCTCCTCGTGAGAATACTCAGCGATCATGAACTTGATCGCATCATCCGTGATGGTCAGATCGTCCTTCATGTTGATCCTCTCCAGCACCTGGGGCCAGACATACTGCCGAACAATGGAGCGCTTGTCCTCCGATGTATATCCCGCGCAGGTGATGACCTGCATACGGTCCTTCAAGATCGGATGGATCTTCGTCTCGTCATTGAACGAGAAGACAAACAGACACTGGCTCAGATCAAAGTCAACCCCCGCAAAGTAGCGGTCGTGGAAGTGCGAGTTCTGCGACCGATCCGTCAAGTGGATCAGCATGGAAATGATCTCTTCGCCGTGTGCCGTCGTGGAGACCTTGTCCAGCTCATCAAAGTAAATCACAGGGTTCATGCACCGAGCCGACATGATGGCATCGGCGATACGTCCCCAGGTGGCTCCCTCGTAAGTGTAGGAGTGACCGACAAAGTTCGCCGAGTCCGATGCGCCACCCAGCGAGAAGAACTCAAAGGGTCGCTTCAGCACCTCCGCGACACCATGACGGGCGAAGGAGGTCTTGCCTACTCCCATCGGTCCCTTCAGGGCAATCACATTGCCGACTGAGGACGGATTGGCGATCCACTGGGCGACAATCTGCATGACCTGGGCCTTGGCAGCATTCATTCCGTAGACGGCCTTGTCCATGGTGACCTGCGTGTCGGCCAGGAACTTGGAGCAGCCGGCCCGATCCTCGGCAAACTTGACTGGAAGCGGGACCACCGTGCCAAAGGGGATCCGCAGGAAGCCATCCACCCACGTCTTGAGCTTGTGGACCTCTCCGCCTTCCGAGTCCATCTCATTCAGAACATCAATCTTGCGAATGACGCTTGCCTTCAGAGCATCGGGGATAGGAAGGGCAAGCACGCGGAACTTGTAGGGAACGTCACCATCCGACACAAGCTTGGCAAGACCCTTCATCTGCTCATTCAGACGACGACGCTTGGACTTGGACAGATCCTCAAAATATTCCTCTTCCTCCTCATTCAGAGAAAGGGCGGGCACATCCGGATTCTCGCGCTCCTTTCGGACCTTGCGACTGGGAACCATGCCCTTTGTGGGACGAACATACTTGTCCATGAGGTGGGCGATGAACTCCTCTTCCTCCTCTTCGGATTCCTCCTCATCCGAGTCCTCCCGCTCAATGTCAATGCGCCCGCCCTTTCCACCTGCAAACTGATGGATATGCAACTTGACCGACACCTTGGACCCCTTGGGCAACTTGAGGGTAGTCTCCTCTTCCTCTTCGTCCTCTTCCTCGGTCTCATCCTCCTCCTCGTCTTCAGTCTCCTCTTCACTCTCCTCCTCGTAGTCGGAGTCGTCCTCGTCGTCCTCCTCTTCCTTGGTCTTGAGTGTGTCGTCGTCCACCCAAACGACGGGCACCTTGCGGTTACGAAGATTGTATTGTCTGGGTGGCATTCTTGCTGCTTCCAGAGATAAAAACAAAGTCCTATCCATTTTTAATGGAGGACCTTGCCAAGATTATTGAGGACCTTGAGGATGAGAACAACCGTGCTGCCGCCGCCGACCCCGCGATCAAGACGAGTATGGGTGTCGTAGAAGCCTTCTTGAAGAAACATCCTGTGCTTTGTTACGGTGGTACGGCCATCAACAACCTTCTGCCCAAGAAGGATCAGTTCTATGACCCGAAGGTGGAGGTGCCGGACTATGACTTCTTCAGCAAGACACCTCAGGCCCATGCGGTTATCATTGCCAATCAGCTCAAGAAGCACGGAATTAAGGAGGTTGAGGTCAAGCCGGGCATGCATCTTGGAACATTCAAGGTCTTTGCAGATTACACGGGTGTTGCCGATATTACCAGCCTGACACCCGAGATCTTTGACCGGCTGTGGGATCAGGCTGAAGTGCGTAACAACATTCACTATGTACCTCCAAACTTTCTGCGTATGTCCATGTATCTTGAGCTGAGCCGCCCGCGCGGTGACGTGTCTCGCTGGGAGAAGGTCTACAAGCGACTTCAGCTTTTGAATGCCGCTCATCCAGTGACGTGCAAGAAGGAAGAGGGGTCAGTCCATGACCAACTCACGGCAGAGCAGCAGAGGGGCGTCATCAAGATGCTAAAGAACGAGCCCGTTGTTCTGTTGAGTGTGAGTGCGGCGGAGATCCATCTTGGCGAGAAGTGGACAACTCCTATTGGACTGTTGGCAGAACGCGAGACCATTGAACGGCTAACAAAGGGAGAGAATGTAGTGGTTAGTGAAGAAAACGACATCCTTCCTCGGCGCACAGTGGTGCTGAATGCAGATGGCAAAAGATCGTTGTTTCGCTTTTACGAGACAACGGCCTGCCATAGCTATCACGAGATGAAGAATGGTGTGCGTGTGGCGAGCATTCCGACCACGCTTCAGTTCTTCTTTGCATACATGTACTCGGGCGCAGAAGAGGTTAACATTGCCAGTGTTCTCTGTATCGCCCAGCGACTTGTGGAGATTGCCAATGAGAAACCTTCTCGTCGGTTTGATGTCTTGACCCCCAAGGAGTGTATTGGGGAACAAGAATCATTCACGGATATGAAGCGTAATAAAGCGAAGCTGTATTCGGAACTTGGAAAGGACAAGTCGTCGGCCGCCTATCTGGAATACTTCTTTACCTATGATCCCAGTGATGCTGCGTCTAAGAAGAAGGCCAAGAGCGCAATTGAAAAACTCAAGGATCTTAAACCGGAGGATAGTTCCCGTTCTTAAAGTTGAGGACATACGGTGCATTGCTGGTCGTTACGTTTCCATTGTAGGTCAGTCCTACACATGTCGCACAGGACGCCGACCCTCCGAGCGAGCTAGACGAAGCCTCCTTGATGCCCTGAAGGTACTGAAGGTAGTTGTTGTTTCCATTGGGAATACGGGGACGAACCGCGTTGGGCGTGTTGGAATTGAACTCTTGATAAATCTGACGCACGCGTGTCTGTGCAGTCACACACGATCCATCCCGAACGCACATTCCCGTGATGCCCGACAAGCTTGAACTATTTTGACCACCTGCGCTCATTGTAATGCCCTGAGAATTAAGTTCGTCCGGTGTACCAAGTCAAGTCAAAGTACTGGGGACCCGACGGTTTCGCATGCAGATCGTCCTTCGGAACATTCGCTGTCAGAGCAGCTACTTCGCCTGCTGACAATGAACGCGGAGTATACTGCAGATTTGCCAGAACACCGTCCCATCCGGCCTCGGCTGTACCACCCGCCTTGACCGTCTCATCATTCTGCTTGGGAAGCTGAGAAAAGGCGTGGTGCTGGCGAATAATACCGTTGATGTAGACGTCCATCGCGTCTTGATCTACGATAATGGCAAAGTGCACCCACTTGTTGGCCGGTATATTGTCAATCAGAACCGTCTCGGCCATATCCGCATATGTATTGACCGCGATCAAGAGCGAATTGGAGGTGGTGTCCAGATAGAGACCTGGGCAGTCTCCCTTGGTAAAGATCGTCCGCTTCTTGCCATAGTTGAATGTGAAATCATTGACAAGGATCCAGCCCGTGTAGGTAAAGGTGGCCCCCTGCGGCTGATTGAACGATCGGTCAAGTGTGACAGAGGACGTCTGCACCTGTTTTCCCGAGACGGACCCGGGAATAATGTCAATTGCATCCGACTTTTTCGCCTGCGGCGTCAGCACGCGCCAGACAATGACCACAACAATGACGAGAACAACAAGTCCCCCGATAATCTCAACAGTACCCATTACCTACTACTTAGAAACAAAGCCCTTTGCACTCAGACGAAGGCCACCTGCCGGAGGGGCGAAGCTGGGTTTGGGGACCATACGCTCAGACTGCGTCACTGATTTCAGCATTTCGCTATATGTCGCCGTTCGTTGCCATGCCACCGTTTCAGGATGAACTGTTCTTGATCCTAGGTTGTAGATGTAGTGGATGCGACTTTCGTCCGATCGATACTCATTTTGCAAGTAGCCAGACTGGGCCAATTGAAGAGCCCAGTCAAAATCCTCTCCTTGGGAAATGTTCTTGAACGACATCATTTTTCCAACATCCGACAGCAGCACATTCAGGTGATTGGGTGGGCGCATAAAGACATCTCCAATGCACATGGGTCCATCTAGCGCATGTGCAATGGTATGTGTGAAGGTGTATTGACTCATCTGCCCACGAAGACGGCAGCAGTGATACGATCCCTTGATTGTCTCAAGGGCATCTTCAAAGTATGCAGCGGTCAGCTCATCATCGTCATCTACAAAGGACATGTACTTTCCCTTTGCAGCCTCCAACAGCTCCTGACGCTTGGTGCCAATTGTCTTTTCACGATTGTCAAAGGACACACAAATTTCGAGACGAAGATCGGGACAGATGGCAAGACGGCGCTCGTGAATGCTGCGAATGAGACCCTGCAAACGATCTTCGCGACCCGGAATGGTGGGAAGCAGAATGCTCCAATCGTATTCATACGTCTTTCGGGAAATGTACATGTACATATCCTCTACCCAATAGGTATTGTTTCGGGCATAGAGAGCATCCATGCGTTCCGGAAAGCCCGTTCCTGGGTGTTCGTGGCGAATTAGAACATAAGGAATGTACGTGCACTTGGATGCCAACTTTCCCTTGCAAAGATCTGTGAATTCCGTGTCGCAAAACAAGCTCTTGTACGCGGGGTGATAGATGTAGCCGAATTCAGTATACATTGCTCGGCCCAGAATTGAAATTGTATTCAGCTTTGCGCCCTGGGTTCCGTCATTGACCCACAGAATGCCATTCGTATCTGGAAAGTTCGCCATCATGTGCGACCGAAGAACATCGTCGTAGCCTTTGATTTGTGGGCTCATATCATCAGACACCACCACGACAATATCCCAAGCCCAGGGAATGGAGTCCATATTCGCATTGACGGCTTCAATTTTGGTCTTGTTGGTTCCGTAATAGATCTCCGTCCATGCAGTTGTATGGGTAATGTTCTTGATGGCATACTGAATGTCTGCCGGAGTCATGGTTGCATCATCGGTATCACAGGATACGCAGACACCTAACAGATCTGGCCGATTGGCAAGGTCAACATATTTCCGAAGAACGCTTAGAAATTGCGTTGGACGAGACCGAGTTGGGCACTTGAGGAGGATCCGCATTACACACTAGAAAGATGAACTTTGAACCGTCTTGCCCGAACTATCCTTGACATCAAACGTGAATGTGTATCCAAAGAGTGTCATCTTAGATCCGCTCGTTGCCGAGTTTGTGGACGAGGGCTGAGCGAAGGACGCGCAGTTGGTGCCCGCCGAGAAGAAGGAGGCTGCGTCGGACGGCCCAATCATGTTGGGGTATGCATGTACATTGCACACGGATCCAGAGAACCCGCTCGCGTCACCTACAACAATGTCACCAGCCGCCGGACGAGGAACACCAGGAAGGACGCAGGACTTGACGAGCTTGCCGTTAATGTAGACATCCAGGTTGCGCTGGTAGACAGCGACGGATACCGCAAACCATGTCTGAAGGGGAACATTCTCTACTGTGCACGTGTAGCTGTCGCCTGTGGACGAGGTATGGCTCGGGTCGCCAGGGTAGATAGAGATTGTTACGTCCAGGCTATTGTCCGTCGGGTGAAGGGAAATGTCCGGGTTGCGGAACGTCGGAGTTGTCGTGTCCTGGCGATAGAGAATGCTCTTCTTCTTGCCAAACTGATAATCCCAGTCCTTGATGTACATCCAAAACTGAATGCTATTGTCTGCCCCCTGCGTAATGGGTGCATTTGCTGCAGCAATCACCTTCTTTTGTGTCCCATCCAAGGGTAGAGGTGCTTGATCCGGAACTGTGGGGGATCCAAGGACAGAGGTTCCTGGCTTTCCGGATGCAGCCGCAACGGCATTGTAGATAAATAGCGCAGCAAGAAGAAGAACGACCAGGCCCACAATGGCTACAACGACCTTCATGATCACGCTGAACGCGTTGAAGCCCGTCGGAGCAGCGCCCGGAAGGGGTTGTGAGGCAGAGGATCCCATTTATGTATCACTTACAAAGGAAGTTGTGGTAAGACACAATGGAAAAACGAATAGATCAACCTCCAAGATCACAACAAGTAATGTATTGTAACAATTGCGGGACACGAGGTCATCTCTTTCGGGCGTGCCGAGATCCGGTTTTATCATGTGGGCTTATTCTTGCGAACAAATCTGCTCTGCCAATTGATCCGACTACGTCTACTCTGCTGATGATCCGGCGCAAAGACAGTATGAGCTTTGCGGAGTTTATGCGGGGAAAGTACGATCCCGCGGACTTGGACTATGTTGGGCGATTGATTGGGAATATGACAATCTCAGAGCAGCGTCTCCTTACCGAGACGCCTATTGAGGACATTTGGAAGAGCTTGTGGGGCGATGACCATTCAAACGGCGACCTGGCAGTGTCCAAGGCCAGATTTGCTCAGCTGGATTGGCCTACTCTCGTGGCGAACCATCCATCCGCCTACGAGGAACCTGAGTGGGGATTTCCCAAGGGACGCAGAATTCGGGGAGAGAGTGATGTAGAGTGTGCGATCCGTGAGTTTGGTGAGGAGACGAACATTCCGCGCGATGCGTATGTTGTGCTGAAGAACATTCGACTTGAAGAGACCTTTGAAGGATTGAATGGAATTACGTATCGGCACATTTACTTTGTGGCTCTGATCCAGCATCCGGAGATGGTTGATTTGGCTCAGCGCTTTACTCCAATGCAGCGCCGAGAGATCTCGGGTATTGCATGGAAGACGTTTGATGAATGTTCTGCTCTGGTTCGCCCTCACCATGTTCAGCGAGGTGCAATGCTTGACGAGTTACGGAGTGTTGTCACGACCTTTGAAACCTAGGATGTGAAACGGAACCCCGCGAAATAGACCGTAATTACATACGCTACTACGCTAATCACAAATACCCACCACCACAACGGGAACACAGTGGCTTCCCGGTCGGTTGCCCCAAACGGGCGAATCCGTCCTTCACGCCCAAAGGCGACGGACGGCTTCAGGTAGAGGAACCCTGCCATCAGAAACAGGTATATTGTCACCATCCACATACGATGGTTTCGTCGGGTCAGATCCATTGTATGAAGTAGTGTAAAAAGTTCCACACCAAACACAATGGGCGAATACGTGTTACCAAACAGGAAGGCGTTCTCAGACGCCATCACACGCCAGTTCATTAAGTCGGACTACCGAGCCAAGGACGTAGATCCGTTGGATGAGGAGGATAAGAACATTGATCTGTGTGCCAAACGAACGGGCACAGGTCGCGAACTTTTTCCTTATCAAAAGATCATTCGCGACTACCTAAAAATAGAAACTCCGTATCGCGGATTGCTGGTGTATCACGGACTGGGATCTGGCAAGACATGTTCGTCCATTGCGGTGGCTGAATCGTTGCTGTCGACCAGCAAGGTCTATGTCATGGTCCCGGCGTCGCTGGAAGCCAACTTTCGGGAGGAGCTGCAGAAATGCGGCGATCCGGTGTATGCGGTGGAGAACCACTGGACGGTGCGCCAAATGTCAGATGACGTGCGCAAGATCGGCAAGCAGCTCGGCATCTCAGAGGCATTCATGGACAAGCACAATCGCATTTTTGTCACCACACCGAGTCAGCAGCCGAATTTTGAGAGCTTGTCTACCGACGATAAGGCAGCAATCCGGGCGCAGATTGCCGATGTGCTGAAGCAGCGCTTCAACTTTGTTCGCTACAATGGACTGACACGGACCAGCATTGGAGACTACACCAAGGAGGGAATGTATGACGATTCCGTGGTGATCATAGACGAGGCGCACAATTTGATCTCTCGCGTCATTAACGAATCTGAAATCACCGGCAAGCTCTACGATGCCATCTACCATGCTACTCGTTGCAAGGTGGTTCTGCTGTCGGGAACGCCAATCATTAACTCGCCCAATGAAATTGCCTACATGATGAACCTGCTGCGAGGTCCTATTGAGCGCATCACAATTCCCTTTCAGACCATTCCGACCTGGGACGAGGAGAAGATCACAAAGGCCTTTCGCAGTCTCCCCGAGGTTGATACGATTGAGTTCAATGCGCTGAAGAAGCAAGTGCTGGTCACCCGCAATCCTCCCCAGTTTCGCTCCACGTACAATGGGGATGGCGACCGTATTGCCGTGCAGTACATGAAGGACATGCCATTCATTCCTCAGGCGGCTGACTGGGTTGCGTCGATAAAGACCAAGATTGCCACAGAAGTAGGTGGAGGTGAGATTGCCTCTGAGCGTGTGACGACAGAGGAGTTCCAGTGCTTGCCCACGGACTATGAAGAGTTTGCAAAGCTGTTCATTGATGGACTGAACGTGAAGAACCCCATGTTGTTCCGTCGTCGTATTCAGGGATTGGTCTCGTATTTCAAGGGTGCCGATGAGCGCCTGCTGCCGAAGCGCATTGAACTTGAGGATACCTTAGAAAAGGTGCCGATGTCCAAGGAGCAATTCACTCGCTACCTGGAAGTCCGCTGGATTGAAATGAAGATTGATTCTCGGCGTGGTCGGAGCAAGCTGAATGAGAACCTCAGCACCTTCCGAGTACCCACTCGCCTTGTTTGTGATTATGCGTTGCCGCCTGACCTGAAGAAGCCCGAGGCAGAAGAGGGAGCGACAGAGGACAATCCCACAAATCTCTCCAGTGACGAAATTCGCAAGAAGCTGTTGGCCGAGCCTGCTCGCTATCTCTCCGAGAAGGGGCTGGAAACATTCAGCCCGAAGATGCTGAGAATTCTGCAAAACATCAAGAAGTCCAAGGGCAAAAATCAATTTGTCTATTCCCAGTATCGCTCGCTGGAGGGACTGGGTGTGCTGTCGGCTGTGCTGGAGCACGCGGGATGGCAGAGATACAAACTGTCTCACACTGCAAATCAGTGGGTAGAGGATCCAGAGATGGACGATCGCCCGGCCTATACCTTTTACACCGGCGAGGAGAAGGAGGAGGAGCGTGACCTGACCCGTCAGATTTTCAATGGAGTGTATTCCAAGAACTTTCCGTCGTCTCTCAAGGAGAGCGTGGAGAAGCGTGGCAAGAAGATCCTGAACGTGCTCATGGCTTCAGCATCGGGCGCAGAAGGAATTACCCTTAACAATGTCCGCCACGTCCACATCATGGAACCGCACTGGACGCCGGCTCGTCACGATCAGGTCATTGGCCGCGCCATTCGCATCTGCTCCCACGCCACGCTTCCCATGGAGGAGCGGACAGTCAAGGTCAGCTTTTACATTTCCGTCTTTACGGAGGACCAGATGAAATCCGCGGAGTACCCGAACATTGTGGCTATTCGTCGTAACGATATGGTCACAAAGCGCTATGAGGGTGATCCTGTGGAGACATTCATGTCCACCGATGAGTACCTGTATGAGACGGCATTTGAAAAGGAGCGTATCGGTCAGCGCATGTCTCTGCTGCTGAAAGAATCGGCAGTGGACTGCGAGATCCACCGAAAGCTCCACTCTCGCGAACGCCCTCAGGTCTCGTGCATGCGATTTGACACAACCACAACCGGAGAAGATCTGGCGTTCAGGCCCAATATCAAGAATGAAGACTTGGATGCCACGGTTCTGCGCAACACATCCAAGAAGCACCGTCGTTTGCAGAAGGTGCTGATCAAGGGCATTTCGCTCATCATTGATCCAAATACAAAAGAAGTGTTTGATGGGCCTGCGTGGGACGATCACCAGCGTCTTCTGCGAATGGGAGTTATGACGTCCCCCACGTCTATACGGTTTCTGCTCTAATCGGCGTCAATCGGCTCCACTAGAAACTGCGGCTCTGGAACAACATTCTCTAACTTTGTATTGCAAGTGCGACAGCACGCGACATACAAGGTAGTATCCGCCGTATGTTCGGCCATATCAATTCGAGCCAAGTCAGCAACGCTCATCCCAGGGTTGTTTTTCATGATGGTCTTGATCCTAATTGAATGTGGAATTCCGACATGTGCCAATGTGATGGACTTAAACGTGCCGTTGCACATGCAACATCTATAGCTCCCATCACTAAGCCTGCACTTCTTCTTCACCTCCTTGACATATGAACTTCGCATGAGCCTCTTCTGGTTCACTTCGCGAATGGCATTGTAGGTAATGTATTCATCCGTCTGGTCCTTGATGTTTAGCTGAGACCCCTTCAAGGCGTGCATAGAAAGAATGTGTTGAAGCGACATTTTGAACAATGTCTTTTGTTTGGGGGACGAGCAGATCCATTTTACGCCTCGGCCTTGACATCCTCCAGCCAGGCCGCACAGACCTCGTCCCACGTCTTGAACTTGTAGGCCGCCGCCGACTTCTTCATCTGGGGAAGAATGGCAATCATGTCCTCCATTCGATCGGCAAGATCCTTGTAGCTGAAGCTCGGAGCCCACAATCCAAGCGGCATGGTGCCCGAATAATAGACGCGATCGCCGGGCTTGACAAACCCACACACCGTCTCATCCATGAACGCGCGGTAGGTTCCAATGTCCGTGACAATCTGCGGTGCACCTGTGTAGAGGTGCTCAATCTGACAGAGCCCGAACCCCTCTCCATCGGAGGTATTCACGCCAATGTCCGCAGCATTGTAAATCTCGTTAATGGCCGAGTCGGGTACGGCCTTTGCTGACGTATCCACCAGCATCAGTCGCTTGGCGAAATCCTCGGGCTTGAGATTACGACGCTCAAGCTCCACCGTGAAGATCCGGCTAATGTCGTAATAGGCTCCCTGCTGAGCGTTGAGACCCGTGACAATCATAAAGTAATAGGGCTTCGTAGGATCGCGCGCAATCAGATCCACAAATCCCATGACGGCAAGATCATGGCGCTTGCGCTGGCTGTTGCGGTTCGCATTCACCATCAGAACGGCATTGAAGGGCAGACCCATTGTCGCCCGAATGTTGTTTCGGGTCGTCTCCGGAAGCTTGGAAAACATGCTCGTATCCACAGCATTCTCCAGCGTGCGCACATCCTGAAAGTCGCCGTAGGTCTTGAAGACATCCGTCCAATACTGCGTGAAGCAATACACACGGTGGGCGTTCTTGCGAATTGTATCGGCCAGTGCGGGTGCAATTCCCTCGTAGACCTGATCCACGTAGACCCACAGCTTATACGGAGATACATCCTTCTCGTACTTCATGGCCTCCACAAAGCGGTGGATAATCAGGGGGTCATTGTAGATCATGACCACATCCGGGTTCACCATCTCCAGATACTCGTGGATCTTGTTGAAGCCAAAGCCCTCCTCCTTCGGATCCTCATTGGCCGCTGCATCGTAGGCAATAACACCTGCCGGCACCGTGCGGATATTGCCGCGAGAGGGATGGCGCTGAAATCCAAAATGATAGGTCTTGACGCCAGCCGATGACAGCTTCACAAGCTGCTTGAGGAGATTGATGACGACCTTGGAGTACCCCGTTGTCTGATCTACGTGAGTGCTGATGAGAACGAACCGCATTGTACAAATTACATCATTTCTCCGTAAATAACAAATGCAAGTCAACAACGTACAAGATTATGTTACGCAGCTGAAGCGCCGGATCATTGCCAAGTCGTTGGCGGTCGCTCCTCCGCCCCAGAAGCGCAGGACAAACACTCAGTACATTGGTGTGCTCGGCAACAAGTCTCAGCAGTACACACGGTTTGTCGGCGGAATGGGCATCAATGCATATTACCCGGCGGTCCTGGGAACAACCTATACCTCGTCGTGCTGCGTGCCGGCGAACACTGCGACTACGACCTATTTAGTCTAATCTCATTAGTAACACAATATGCCGGGTGGTCTTCTCCAGCTGGTTGCCATTGGAGCACAGAACGAACTCGTGAATGGAAGCCCATCCATGACACATTTCCGAGCCGTCTATCGGCGGCACACGAACTTTGCCATGGAGTCAATCCGAATGACCTTTACCAGTTCCAACCTGAGCTTTGACCAAACAACAACCCGGACAATTCCCTGTCGAATTGATCGGTATGCGCAGCTGCTTCACGATACCTACTTGGTGGTGACGCTGCCTGACATTTGGTCTCCTCTTTCTTATCTCGGATCCTCGGCGCCGCCGGCGGGCTACGATCAGCGATCCAATTCCATTGGCTACGAGTTTCAGTGGATTGACAATATTGGCTACAATCTGATCGATCACGTGGAGATCACGGCCAACGGCCAGGTTCTTCAGCGACTCACGGGCGAGTGGCTGAAGTTCTATTCGTATCTGACCCACGATCCCAACAAGCGCAAGCTGGTGGATCAGATGGTTGGCAATGTTCCTGAGATGAATGATCCGGCCAATGCCTATGATCGGATGGGACAGTACCCTCACGCAGTGACACCGCTGAACCAGCCTGGTGGTGTTCCCAATACGCTGACCCCTGAGCCGTCCATTCGCTCTCGTCAGCTGGTCATTCCCCTTCACTTTTGGTTCTGCGAGAACCCGGGCATGGCTCTGCCTCTGGTGTCCATGCAGAACTCCGATGTCTTTATCAATGTGACGTATCGGCCCCTCAATCAGCTGTACACCGTCATTGACGTGAACCCGGCAAACACTACCTACGGAAAGCGTATTCGCCCGACGGGAGCGGCCTTTAATCCCCTCTTTCCGAATGCCGCGTACGATGGAATTGGTCGGTTTCTGAGCCCGCCGAACCTTGATGGCAGTTCATCTAACAATGCCCTGACCACATTCTTTCCCGATCCTTATCTGGAAGGAAACTTCATCTACCTCACGGAGATGGAAATGGCTCAGCTGGCCAGTGCGGATCAGACATTCTTGGTCAAGACGGTCACATACACCAACAACCCCGGTCAGTATGGTGGCAACTCGGATATTCTGCTTCCGTTCTTTAACCTGATCACGCGCATCGTATGGACTTCGCAGCGGTCGGATAAGATCCTGGCAAATGACTGGGACAATTACACGAATTGGGACAATCCTCTTCGCGCGCCCTTTACGACAACCGGGACGGCCAACGATGTCTTTTCACCGACCACGAGCTCTACGGAGACGCAGACGTTCCTGTATTCCAGCGGCCAGCTGCAGATTTCCTCCGTGTATCCCCGTGATCCGATCACAAACGGTCAGCTTCTGCTAGACGGCAAGGAGCGGTTCTCTGTGAAGCCCACCTCGTACTTTTCGCTTCTTCAGATGTACAAGCACACCACGGGCAATGCTCCTCAGATCCCCGGTGTCTACATGTATTCCTTTGCCCTCAATAACGATCTGTACCAGCCGAGTGGCGCAATTAACGGCAGTCTGTTCAACAAGGTCGTTCTTCGTCTGACCCTTCAGCAGCCGCTCGTCACAACAGCCGGAGTTGCCTCTCAGCAGGTTCTGTATGCCATCACATCCACAGTGAATAGTCCCAATCCAGTTTACATTACGCAGGCTCAGTGTGCTCTGCGCGATCCCGTCACTGGTCTTCAAGTGTATCCGTATGTGACCCCCGTGGTCGTGAATACGAATGGAGACAATGTAATTTTTGCCTATACGTATAACCTCGGCGTCTACGTAGAGTCTGTGAACTTTTTGCGTATCGTGTCTGGTCTCGCGAATTTCGTGTTTGCTAACTAACAATGAGTATCGTAATCAACTCCGCCATGTGGGGCGACGAACAGTCCTCCACAGATGTTACCAAGAGCATTCAAGCCAAGGCGTCCGGTGGATATCTGGACACTGTTGCCAACAACAGCCTTGTGCCGTATGTGGACATTTTTGGCACAAATACATCCGTAACTCTGTCCGATTCGGACAAGGCGGATATTGCCCTTCAAGCAGCAAAGGTGTGCGGAAGTGCATCGGACGAGAAGTGCATGATGTATCAGTCAAACCAACTGGAGACGGCAATGCTGCAGAAGAAGATAGCTGAACAACAATCCTCTGCAAATGTCATCAAGGGTCGCCGTCTGACCGTCACTTACACTGACCGAACAACGGGCGTTCAGCGAACAATTGCCGTTCCTGATGGGCAGCCCGTCCAACTTGGAAAAGCTCCGGTTATTGCGCTTCCCACCATGCCGACGGTCTCGGGAACTTTGATGAGCGGGTTAAGCATTTTTGGCTATGTCATTGGCATTGCGCTGTATGTCTTTAGCATTGCGATTGCGTGGCGAGTCATGATGTTGGGCGGACATAACCGAACGGCCTATGCGCTGACCCTTCTGGCCATCCTTATCCCCTATTCTGGACTTGTGACCACCCCGATTGCTGTTGCCGTGTTCAACCAAATGGGCACTAATAATGTGAGTAGTGTATAATGTTTCAGCTCGTCTGGATTGCAGCCGGCGCCATTGTCGGACTGCTTATTGCGTGTGTTCTTGTCCCTCCGACCCGCAAGCAAGTCTCCGTGCCGTCTCCCTATGACAATGACATTTTTCACACGGATACGGGGTGTGTTCGCACGCATGCTATTGAGGTGCCGTGTGGAGAGGAGGCAGACTCCTTCAACCTACTCGCAAGTCTCAGCAAGAAGTAATGCTTGACTTCACCAAGGCTATTGAACGTGCAAGCCCATTCTTCTCTTTCATCATTGGACTTGGCATCTCAGCCCTGCTGTTTCACCGCAACTATGACACGCAGCGGGTCCTTGGTGTGTCGTTGGAAGATGTGAATACCAAGACCGTCAAGGTGGATGGAAAGTGCTACAAGTATCGCGTGGAAGATGCCAACTGTGAAATCCCGTCTTCTCCATAAACAATGGAGGACCAAACTTCGCTTGATGCTCTTTTGCCGTCGCCCGGGCTGCCTCAGTCTATGCCGCCCATGATGGGTGTATCGGGATCTGATCATATTCAGCGCACCCAGATGGCGCCGTCGTTCAAGCCGTCGCTCCCCATGATGCGCATGATGTGGGCCAACCTGACCCTGTACATCTCGTTCTTCCTCGCCACGGTCATTCTGTCTCTGTCGGCTCCCCGTGATCTCCTGCTCCGCTACATTCCGAATGCCTATACATCTGGAGGCGTTGTCTCATGGCAGGGCGCAGGTGTCCTCGGTGGTGCGGCCGTGGTTCTGTCTCACTTGCTGAACGTCTTTCTCCTAAGTTTCCTCGGTTAAGAAGTAATGAGGCAGGCTGTAAAAATACAGGTACGAAACCCAGATAGAACTGTTTTGAAAGTAGTAACCGGAACTCAGGTTGGAGACCCTGCTGAGCGCCTCCGGAAAGATGGCGAGGCTCCGGGTAGCAAGCCGGATACGTTTGCTGAATGGCAGGCTCTTCACCCAAACTATCCTCTGGCACAGCTGAGAGAACCAGACGCCAAAGGGCGTCAGTACATCTACATTCCGAATAAGATGGGGTTCCGAGACGTAAGCGGCACCTGCGATGGCGGAGAAGCGCTTCCTCTGTGTGCCGCTCGGGAACTCTTTGAAGAGATTGGACTTGATCTTCGCGCCACTCCTGCTCGTCTTGTTGCGGGAGGACCTGGTCAGCCTTTTCGGGTTGATGCGACTGCGGATGAATGCAGAGAAATCACTCAGCTCCTTACGAGCCGAATTGCCAGCCGGAGAGGAGAAATCTTTGCCTTTCGGTGGGAACAGCCGAGGGGCGGCAGACGCAAGACCAAGCGGACCAGACGCGGTAAAAAATGAATATTCGCTTTCGCATATCCTTCAAATATATCTAAAATGATTGAGACCACTATTCTTCGCTCCTCGGATATTGATGACATTCTCCGCGCAGCTAACATTCGCAAGGAAAACGACACCAAGTATGCCAATCATCTCTTGGCAACGCTGGAGACGGCTGCTCGGTTCGCCAACCTCAAGCAGCGGTTTTGGGAGTCGGTCTACGACAGGCGCCCGTCTCGCTTTCTCCTGCTTCAGGTGCACAACATGCAGAGCCACGAAGGCCTAGTGTACAATGTGGAGGACATTCTCAATGAGTATGATGTGCTGGAGCGTCTTGCTCAGGCCTGCGGAAAGAACGTGGTGTCTCTGTATGAGATGAGCGGGACCAATGTCAATGTCTACCTAGACTTTGTCGTGGATGTTGAGGCGGCAACAATTCTTACTGCCGCAGAAGCCCTGGCGCAACGCCGTCTTGAGAAGGAGACCTCGTGGTAAGTCCCCACGCCCAAGGCCCGATTAAACAGATGTCGCCCTACAGTAACATGCTGGTCCTTCGCCCGAGGTATATGTATGAACAGCCTGCGTGGTTCTATCCACGCATCCTAGTGGGCGCTGGCGAAATGCTCACACCTTCTTTTTTACGTAGACACAATATTACTCATGTCATAAACTGTGCGTTTCCGGACCATTCTCCCGCTTGGTTCAAAAAGGCATATCCAAGCAATTACGTGTGTCTCAATGCATTTGACTCCGCCGAAGCAAACATTCTAGATTGGTATCCTCTCTTCAAGTCAACGCTGACCACCTTTCTGCGCGAAGGCAATGGGACCGTATTCGTTCATTGCCAATGCGGAATCAATCGCTCGGCTTTTCTGACTCTGACCTACATTGTTGAAAAGTACGGTCTTCCATATGAAAAGACATTTTTGGCTCTGAAGCGACAGCGTCCGTGCATGTTTACAAATTCGGTCTTCAGGAAGCAGACTGAAGAGTTTACAAATGGACGTCTTCAGAATTCGCAAGACGAGGGATCCGGCCGCGAGTGGATCCTCAATGGGGACGCTGGACTCGGTTCATCAGGAACAAGTGCAGTCGTTACGTGATATGGATGGGAAGCAGACTGATCTTCGGAATAAATTAGCCGACCTCCGAAGTCAGCGCGAACGTCTGAGCACCTCAACCGAACTGACAGAAATTGTCAAGTGCTCGCAGGTGGATTCTCAGATTCGCGAGATAGAGCAGGAACTCATGCGTATCAACCCTGTAGAAGACTATTACATGAAAAATATGGACATTCTACTCGACTACTATGGGAAGGAGGCATTACCCTCTGCGCCGTCTGCGCCTCCGCCTAAAGATGCCAATACCTTCCTGAAGTTCTTTGTCGCGAATACGACCCCCGCGGACACTGGGTTGTCCAAGAAGCAGATCTTTGACGAGTATGTATCCCGTATGAAGTTGAGTAACGGTCCCGATGCAACACAGTTACTGACGGAACACTGTTCTGCTTGCAATGTTGCTCGTGAAGAGATTAGCTCAGAAGGAATTCTTGTGTGTCCGAGTTGTGGCTCCGAGGAGTATGCTCTGGTTGTATCCGACTTTCCCAGTTTCCGCGATCCGCCCAAGGAGCGCAACAATTATGCGTACAAGAAGATCAACCACCTGAACGAAATTCTCAATCAGTTTCAGGCCAAGGAATCCACCATTATTCCAGAGGAGGTTATGAATGAGGTGATTTTGGAGATACGCAAGCGACGCATTGACAACGTAGCCGATCTATCGGAGGAGGATACACGCCAGATCCTGAAGAAGCTGGGACGGTCCAAGTATTACGAGCACCGCGCTCACATTCTGAGCCGCCTCAACGGCAATCCGCCACCGACCATCACCCCTGAAATAGAGGAAAAGGTCCGAGCAATGTTCCAAGAAATTCAAGCACCGTTTTTGCTGTACTGTCCCAATGACCGCACGAACTTTCTGTCATACTCGTATATCCTGTACAAGTTCTTTGAGCTGCTGGACTTGGATGAGTACAAGGTGTTCTTTCCCTTGCTCAAGTCCCGTGACCGCCTGATCGCTCACGATCAGATCTGGAAGAAGATCTGTGACTACCTTAGTTGGGAATTTATTCAGAGTGTTTAGAAGAGGTCCAACTGAACGGTCAAATCGTGTGCCAGATTCGCTCCACCACCGGTATACGAGATATATACACTGATATAATCGCCTGTATTGAATCGTAGTGAACCGTTATAGAACGTATTGGACGTTGCGGTTCCTGAAATTGTTGTTGTGTATGTACCCGTTGAAACCCCGTTCTGATATACGGTTATGGTCACTGAGTTTGCACCACCAGGAGCTGTGTTTAACGATGCATACATTCCAGAGAGCAAGAGCGGTTGCTGGACGCGGAAGTACGCTGGCGGGGTGCCAGCGTCGGGGAAGGTCCCTGCCGAAACTGCCTGTGTTCCTGGCCATAAGTATCCTGCAGTTCCGCTACTGAGGTTCCCCTTCAATCCATAGTAGATAATGGTAGGATAGACGTATGACGAGAAAGGAGATCCTCCTGCGGACTTTGTGACCAGATCTGTTCCTGGACCAACTTGGATTCCAGCCGAGGCGAGGTAGGTCGGGCTAGAAATCGTCGCGGGTGTGCTCTGGAGAATGTCAGAGGCCGTGTATGGCGACGAGCTGTAGGCACCCACACCGATGGTTGTTGAACGAAGCTGAATCGATCCCGTGTTATTGGAGTCATTGGTTTCCACGCCAACATAAGAACCCGTTGATGCTGTATCGGACGGCGTGGCGACATAGATGTTCGTATCACGAGTACTGGCTTGATTCGTGTTTGAAATCAACAGACCCCGCTTGTTTCCAGCTCCGTTTGAGATGACGTTGATCGTTGATCCCTTGATGCTGTTAAACGAGAACGATGAAGACGTGAGAGCTCCTGTTCCATTGAACTCTACGCCTGTAACGGTTGAAGTCAGGGTCCTCGCCATAGTCGCGTTATTGATCGTCACGACGCACACACGGAGCTTCGAAGTTTGTGAGCTGGTTCCTCCAAAGACGACGCCCTTGAGAACGACGTTGTTTGTTGATCCTGTGCAGTTCAGTGTGAGGCTCAGGTCCTCCACACGACAGCCCTCTCCCATTGTGAGCATCGTAGCCGAAGTGGTGACATTTGACTGGAGAACACACGTCTGCAAGGACACTCCGCGTAATGAGACGCCATTCGGAAGCACAATTGGTGAGGTGATTGTGTAGGTTCCTGGCAGGATCCATACAGTTTGTCCTGATGTTACGGCCGAAACCGCTGCATTGACTGTCTTGAATGGAGTTGTTCCTCCTACTTTTGCAGTGCTGTCGTTGCCATACACGATATCTACGACGGCGACATTTCCCAGGCCAACAGCCACGGGTGTAGGAATTGCAGCGGCAACCCGGCCTACTCCAGGTATGTAGCGAAAAAGAATTGCGCCTGGCGTAGTGTATGCCATTATGCATATCAAGCAATTTATTCAGAGCGTTTAATAATGGCCGCCGCTGTTGTGCCTCCTGGATACACGGTGAATAAATACGACTGCGCGGTTCCCGGACAGCTTGCCGAAATAACCCGATTGACAGCCTTGGCCGACGTCCAGCAAGGTACAAAAAAGCTGTTCAACTCTCGTGTGCTTCCCTGGACGCTTGGGTGTGCTCCCAGTAACAAGTGGGCCCTGCATGTTCGCCACTATGTTGCAAAGACACCGGAGGAGCTGATTGTAGGGTGGCTGGTGGCCGAGACACGGCGCCGCTTCAGTCGCACGTATGTCTATCTGTCGGAAATCAGTGTCACGCGGGTTCCTAATCCTCAGCACGCAGGGATCGGACGGACACTTCATGCTGCACTGTTGGCCGACGCACGAGCAGATGGGGCTGCCTTTATCTACCTGTATCCTCTCACTCCCGAGGCTGCAGCATCCTACACGAAATGGGGCTACCAAACGCCCAAGGAAATGAACCCAAGAAACAATTTGTATCCCGAGATAAAGCACCAATTCCTGCCGCTTGATGGCCAGGCGATCCCAAACAAGCTTCTTTCCAAGCTGAACCCCGAACCTCCGGCGCGTGTGTTCATAGAAGCCGGGGCAATTGCGGGTCCCGATGCTGAGCTGAGAAAGGTCATTGACAGAGCCAGTCGTATGCGCAAAGATGATCCTGCGTTTGTTGCCAAGATCCGCGATGTTCTTGAAACAATTGCTGTCTTTGGAGTGTCCGGAGATGAAGGCGAAGACGCGTTGAGCCGCGAAGAGCAGCTCAAGATGCTACGCGATGTCTTTGGATCGGCTGGCGGTCGTCGCACTCGGAAACAGAAACGCCGCGCACGGCCCACAAGGGGCCTCGGGTCACGTCCCACTCGTCGCCGCTAGATCCTGCAGTAGAAGATATAGTATTTCGCATATGGATCGGGATCATCGTAGTCGTCGTCTGATCGCCGAATGCCATGCCTGAGTAACAAACGCAGTTGGAGTTGTCGGTACATATCGATTGTCCAATCAAGTGCGTAGGATCTGAAGTCATCCCAAACGATCTCTGGCCACGGGTGATCTTTGAGATCCTCTACTTCAAGAATGGGTCGGGGAGTCTCCATTGAAACATATGGTTAAAAAGAGTGAATTCATTCATTTTGCAATACCTCTCAGTCCAGATACGGCATGTCGTTGTGAATGTAGGTTGGCAGATCCTCAAAGACAGTCGGCGGAGGCCAATACTCGGCCCGAAACCCGAACCCAGGCGATCCGTCCGGCAGAGTGAAGCTCACGAACCGGACCTTGATGTTCTCTCCGATCCCTGCCTCAATCTCCTTCAGAATGTTCGTACTGCTCACCACATCGCGGGCTCGGATTTGGCGCTCATCCACCTCAATGCTCTCATTCCACTCGTAGGTCCGAGGCAGCATCACAGCCATCTGCTTGCGATGCGTGGCTGTGTCAATTGCCTCCAGCATTCGCTCCTTGAAATCAACGACAGATCCTAGGACCTGGTCAAGCATCTTCCACATGCACGCCTTCCGGAAGTTCGCCGTGAAGTTGGTGTTGCGAGCAGCTGCATTCAGTACGCCAATATCGTAGTTGGAAAGGATAGGCATTTTGGGGTCTATTCAATTTGACCCAGCCGATCCATTTTGGACGACCGAGAAAATGGATTTGAGAGTGTCATAACAAACCAAGACAGCGTTCAAAATGGAGTACAATCCTATTCTCGTTGCCAACTGGGTTGCGGCCGTCACTCGTCACGCAGAACTCGTCCGGACCAATGCCCCGATCGCCGACCAACAACACGAAGAAAAGATTGTCAAGACCGGATTGGTCCGCCTCCTCGTCAGCGTCGGGGTTGACTTTGACGAAGCCATGCTAGCCACGGGCCTGGCCGAGGAAGACTACATGGACCTGGACGATGAAGATCCAAACAATTAGTCACTGTAACAAGGGCTTCCCGGTCTTGCTCTCAATCGCCAGTCGCACGTGTAGTTCATCCAGTGTAGTCACGGTAGCCACATCCTCTACGCAAATATCCTCTCTCCACAGCTCGTATGCGAACTGATACAAACGAGCCTTGACAGCTGTCTTGGTTCGTTTGAGTTCTTCTGCCACTTCTTTCATTGATTTTTCATTGTGTAGCAACTGCAGCATCTGCATCTCCTCCTTCTCAGACCAATATTCCCCTGAGCGTGACATTATGATAAAAAGCTGTGCATAGTTGTGTAAATTCCATTTTTAACGACTGGTCTGCTCCAATGCATCTAAGCGCGCGTGAATGCGGTTCAGACTCTCCACGATGGACTCAAGCATTTCTGTCTGAGATTTGTATGAGAACCTACATGCAGTTACGATGGGACTTTCGTTCTTTCTCGACAGGTTGGTCTTGACATTCTCCTTCGCCTTGATGAGCAGTTCTTGTGCAGTGATGATTGGCGGAGGAGGAACCTTCTTAGCTTCCTCAAGCTGGGCGATGCGAGCGTGGAGAGATGCGAGTTCGGTGTCGATAGTGGAAGACATCTTGACGGTAAAAAGTTGGTTTCTGTCTAAGCGGATTTCCGTTTTAGGCAAAGTCCTTGGAGTTCAGGTGCGTCTCGTAGGCGAACAGCCACAATCCCGACTTTTCGCACTTCTCAATGATCTTCTCCGACAGCTTCTTCTTGTCCTTTGCGGCAAGACGGAGATTAACCCTGTCCAACCGAACCAGCATCTCGGCAACCGAGATCTTGTTGTCCCTCGTGATCTTAAGAAACTCGTCGGTGATGATGCTCTCATTGAAACTGGGGCGCTGAGGGCGGCCTGATGTCACCTTGAGCGATGCATACTTCTTGCAGAAATCCTTGACGGCTACTCGCAGTTCGTCGGCATTCACAACTGCCTCCTCGGTCACATAGAGTTCAGGTACCGACACTGCCTTATTCAACCGCATGAACTCTCTCTTCACATCCTCGTCAGTGGCATTCCACATGAGATCCACTAGGACGGGAGTAGTGTCATCAGGCACTCCCTTCAGTGCCTCCCTGCGGTGGTTGGACTCGTAGCAGACGACCTCCCCACCAACATCCGCGAGATAGATAACGCCATCGCCCCGCTTGGCTGTGAGGAGATGTGCGTGGATCTCAGCTACGCGCTCCATATCCGGAGGGCGATTGAACTTCCATCGCTTGATGGGAAGTGAGTTGAAGAGTGGGACAGGGATCATCCAAATCTGGTGATTCTCGCCATGGTTTGAGCCGGTACAGTTGTTTGCGGACAAGACAGAAGAGAGAAAGGCCATTTTGATCGTCGTCTATTTCCGATTTCATATAAAAACGGGGATCCATTTTATACCCATGAGACCCGAATTGATCGTTTGACAGAATCCTCTAGCGCCTTGAAATCGGGCGCATGAATTTCGCAGTCAGGAAACCAATATCTGATCTTCGTAAATGCATAGTCATAGCTAACTTGTGTGAAGAATGACTTATCGTTTGGAACCTTAACATCTACCTCTGTTCTACCTTCAGTTGCCGACTGCACAACTGCTGGGTATACCACGCGCCGAGCCCAATTTAGCCCATAGTTTTCTTCTTTCTTGATCCGCTCATCTTCTTTCCGCTTCATCTCGTCGCTTCTTGCAGACTGAAGTGACTGTTTGGTGTGAATAGGTGGATTTTCAAAGTCGTCCATCTTGAATGTAAAAAGTCATTGTGTGTGAAAGTGACCCTCGTTTTGCGCACTCAACTCCACTCGTCATACCAGTGCTTCTCGCCAAATGGACCACGACCTCCGAACCTATACACGAGATTGAGAGGAACAGAGGACCCTTTTGATTGAACTGCGTTGATTGTATCTAGCAGGGTGGATGTCGTGGGTCCGAGGGTCATGCATTGCGTAATGGCGTTAGGGTAATAGACAGGTGTCCCAATGGGTTCCCATCCTGCCTGCAAAAGCGTGTCCACCCGTTTCTTGAATAGATCATGAACGTCTTCAGTGGTCGTATACTTTGTCATGACAGACGCAACAACCGTGAACATCTTATTCAATAGAAAGTTGAAAAATGAGTAAGTGAAACTTGTGACCGACCGTTACGAAGGCAGACGCCATCCCTCCGCGTGCTTGATCTCGTAGCACCGATTGGCCGTGTGCTCTGTCCGGCCGCAGCGTGTGCACCAGTCCGTCGGCTCGGGCGCTGCCGGCTTGGGTGGGCGACACCCCTTCTCGTGCTGTTCGCACGCGTGGCGGTTGGGATAATCCGACACGCACCACTGGCACGCCCAACTGGTGTTCAGGGGCTGAACACATTCCTTGTAATCGTGCCCCGTCGCATGGCACCGAACACAGGCACCTGCAGGCGCATACAACTGGAAGCGGATCAGGCGCTCCTGCTCGTCTCCCAGCCCCATACTCTCGCAATCAAACGGCCGCACAGCGTCAATGCCGTGCTTCTTCATGAGAGCGAGTGTTGCATTGTAAACATCGTTCGGTCCAGAGATCGGACGAGTTTCCGCGATCCGAACCGGATTGTAGACCTGGATCCATCGGGGTCCAAATCCGCAGGCGTAGTAGGCGTAGGTGTGATCAACATTCTTTGACTTGCCGACGAGCCACTTTCCGCAGGTGAGTTCAAGAATATAGAGTTGCTCCATTTTGACCAAGGTTGTTTCTGCTGAGGGAACGAAATCCATTTTAACCTTTGGATCCCCAAGAAGGCAATGGAGGTGTTCTACACGAATTTCAAGGCTCTGACACAGGAGCAGCGCAAGGGCAAGCTGGATCAGATCCTGATGTTCCTGCGCCAGCAGAATGCCCACGAGCAGGCCGCGGCATTCCAGGAGTTGAAAAGCTGCTACCCGATGTTTCCCTTTTCAAAGAATGAGAGGACCTTTCGCGAATACCTTGCGTGGCGTGACATTGCTGTGCATCAGGGTCATCCATTAGTAAAGCACGTGCTCTCGCAGGGATGAACGACAATGCCTCCAGGTGTGCGGCTGACAACGAGTCGGTTGCGATAGACCTTTTGAAGGGCAATCACAACATCAAGAAGATGCTTCCTCAGAACACCCGGACCAATCAGCGTATCGCCTTCCACGACCGTTGAATAGAAAAAGTGGGTCTTGCCTGCCTTCCTGGCTGCTTCAATGGCAAATATGACGGACTTGATGGAGAAGGCAATTTGCGCAGCCTCGTTCATTGTTATTACGTATACAGATCGTCCTTGTGGTGCCTCGGCTTTGGAATGCGAATACGCAGCCGCACACGTTCGCCCGAGTGTTCAAAGTGAATCTCGTCAAGGTCGCCGATCTGATCCAACTTGTCGCGAATCCATGTCTTGGCCACGACCAGTGGAGGATGCCGCAGAATGCAGCAGCATGAATGACTGACTCCGCCCGTTTCAACGAACCGGAGTGCAAGATAGTCCGTGGGTGTGGCATGAAAGGCAATGCGAACAAATTCCGGCACAAACTCCTTTGCGTGGTGGATGGCTCTCTTTTGATTGACGCCCCACGTGGAGGTTGGCCGGCAGAGGGTGTCGCAGACATAGGCTTGGCACATGGCGCACTCCATTCTTACAGTTAAAAAGTGTTTTTTTGTGGTCGTTCGGTTCCGTTTTCACGTCCCTCCGGTCCTCCGCCTGTCGGTCACCAGCCGCGGCGGTTTTCCAGGTCCATCTTGTTGAGGTCATCCTGGTCATATCCCTCCCACATCTCCTTCTCCGCCTCGGCCAAGTCCGCGCGGCGGTTCTGGAGGATCCAAATCCAGTCGTCCTTCTGTCCCTTGGTCATGTTGGTCAGAAGGCGCGCCTCAATCTCCGCAATGATCTCTCGCAGTTCCTCCGGAGAGCGGACAGGCGAGGGAGGAAGCGGCGGGTGCGCGGGCGTGAAACTCCACTTGTCCGGCAGATTGGCGAGAAGCCCCGCCTTGATTTCGTCCGAGACTCGCACGTTCCCCGCGCCGTAGCGAACCTCGTAGCACTCGCGGCAGTAGCGGTCATCCCACAGCGAATGGGTGCCGCATCCCCGACACGGGTCACTGGACTCTTCGTCGCAAGACGGGCACATGCGACCGCTGTCGTCGCAGGTGCAACGGTACTGCACCGTGCATTCGTCGCACGTGTCCTCAATGAAGGCCCGGTTGCACGGATGGTCGCGCACCGACAGGCAGGTGTGACAATAGTCAGACCCGACAATGGTGGCCCCAATGTCCCCGCATCCCGGGCATGCGCACATGGGGCACTTGCTCTGCGACAGGGCCGTCTCGCGGCTGCAGTTTGGTTCGGTGCAGAAGAAGGTGTGCTTGGCCATGGTGGAGTAGGTTGCAGTGTAGAAGCCGCGGGTGTTGGAGTGCTCAGAGTTGATAGTGAATGCCATGTTGGGTCCACCCTCTATTTATTTGGGGCGAACGGATCCGTTTTGGACGATACAGGGGCAGGGGTGCCAGTCTATCGTCCCTCAAACGTCAGCAGTTTTCATTGGGTTCTTGTTGTGGAGGTTTCTACTTGCCCAGCTTGCCCTTGAGCGCCTTCCAGGCAAACGACGACACCAGCGCGAACACGACGGCGTGCGTCAGGTTCACCGTCATGGTGGAGCCGCCCGGGGGGAGGCGGACCAGCACACCCGGGATCAGGAAATAGAACAGCGCGGCAAGGAAGGCGAGCTTAGCGAACATTTTTGTTTACTCTACCACGAGAAATTTTACGAGGAGGGGGGTTTGGTTCCGAAAAAATCGTGGTATACGTGCTTGAGTTTATCATCCAGCGTATCCAGGAAAACAAAGACGGCGTAGACAAAGATCATCTGCCCACCAAACGACTCCAAGTATCCTTCCAGTCCCTGGCTGACGGGCAGGACGGGGACGAAGGAATGGACCATGTACGTGGTCCAGAATGCGAGAATGACAATGATGGAGATCTCGGAGGCCACATCTAGGAGCTGATAGAGGTTGGATTGCTTCTCCCACTCTGCATCAAACGCAGGAAAGACACGCCACAGGCACCACGACAGCAGCCCACCGAGGAACACGTAGAACACGGCAATACAGACGAGATTGATTGTCAGGTTGAAAACATGACCCTTGACCGAGGGAATGGTGTTGAGACCTACGTTCTTCATTATTTAGAGAGAAGACAAGAGTATAGACTATATGGCAACCGTTCTCCGCACTTGGGGCAAGCACCTGATCCTTGACGCCGCCGGCTGCAGCCCGAAGATGATTGGCTGCCCTACCGTTATCACGAGCTTTGCCAAGGATCTGGTGAAGCGCATTGACATGGTCCCGTATGGCAACCCGCAGGTTGTCATGTTTGGTTCGGGCAACAAGAAGGGCTACACGCTCATTCAGCTGATTGAGACATCCAACATTGCCGCGCACTTTGTGGAGGAGAACAACACCATGTATCTGGATGTCTTCTCCTGCAAGGATTTTGACCCCGACGTGGTCAAGGAGGCGGTTTATGAATATTTTGATGCTCAGAAGTTCAGGTCAAAGCTGATGCTGCGTCAGGCGCCTTCACTCCATGAGGCAGTGACCGTCAGTGGTCCGGGTTCCGTCGGGACAGTCCGTAGCCTTCCTCTGCGCTGAGGGGGCCGTAAAATGCTCCTCAAAATAGCTCATAAACAGAGTGCGGGTAAAAATGCCCACAATGACAAGCATAAAGACAAATGACCAGCTGATCTTGGGTGTCTTCATTTATTCTAGAAGTAGGTTTTCTTCACCCAGTCCCGGTCCTTCTTGAATGTCTTTGAACTTGCCGGCGACCTACGCTTGGTCAGAACGGCAACTGCGTTGAGCTTGCGAAACGTGGACAGCTTTCCATACGCATGCACAGCCTTGGCCAATGCACGACGACGAGTGGATGCCTTATTCGTCGTCTTGTATCCCTTGGATACCAACTCACCTTTCTTCAGCGGACCGATCACATTGCGGTTGCGACCGCCCTTGATTGTGCTATTCAGCTTGGCATCATCCATACGCTCACCGGACTGCATTTATTAATCTACAATATTGTTTCGGTTTGGGCACGTAGAGCATCCCTGCCGCGGGGTGGGTTCCGTCTTCCACATGTACATGAAAAAAACGACAAGTCCGAGAAGGACGAGACCAAGCGCGACCATTTACTTACTTCTCCAGAATAGCTTCGGCACAGTCGGAACACATGAACTCTCCAGTCGTGTCGTAGACTACCTTGTACATGAAGTACTTGTAATCTAGGCTCTTGCAAAAGACGCACTCGTGCTTCTCCTTCTCAAGCTTGAAGATCTTGCAGGTATAGCGCATTCCGTGGTAGCACTCTGGGCAGACGATTTCTTCACACATGCGACATCCCAGCGTCTTGGTGACACCGTAGGACGCGTGGGAAAGCATTTGCGAATCGCAGATTGGACAATTGGGAGTTGCCATGGTCACTACATTGAGGGTGCCTCCCCAATCTAAATCCGTTTTATCGCATGTAAAAAGATTTTTTGGTTTGACTGGTCTGGTTCACGCAAGAGCCTCCAGCCACGGGGCCTGATCCTCTGCTGACACGGCCAGTTCCGTTAGGAACGCACGCGCCCTTGCCACCTTGTCTGCCCCGGGAAGGTCCATGTTCGCAAGATCCGCCATCTTGGACTGGATGACCTCCCCAACGGACACGCGCGGTCGGAACGCATCATCAAATCCCGCCATCACATTCACCAAGCGCGCGATGTGTCCCTCGCAACACATCCCAACGGACTCGGTTGCCTCCTCCCAGAGGCGCGTCTTGAGTTGATTGCGAATCGTTGCTGGCTGTTCCTCAATCAGAGTCCACAGACCCTCTAGAAGTCGGCCATACAGACGATCGCCCACGCGGCGACACGTTGATGTTGAATACCATTGATGTACGTCATTGGCCACAATCATGAACCCTCGCATGGATCCGCGTCGTGCCGCAAAGTCCCGCAGGATCGCGAGACCCACTGAATGTCCATTCGTCTTGACAGCCAGTAACTTCTCCTCGCCCTCGTTGGTCTGCTTGACCACAGGACCGGTGTGAACGTTCTGCCGATCGTTCGCGAGCCGTTGCAGGTCCCCCACACGTGCAGGGGGTCCTGCTGCACCATAGTAGGCTGCGTAATTGGGTGGGTGTGGTCCGGGCGCAGGCGCGTGCATCTCCATGTGCATGGCAATCTGCGCACGCCTGGCATCTAGTTCTGCCGCACGCCTGGCTACTCGCAGGCGATCCTCGCCCTCGCGACGGCCTACGTGCAACTGGCACAGTCGGTCTCCTGCAACCACTTGCCCCGTGCACCAGTGCTCATTTCGACCGGTACCCATGACAAACTCGCACGTCCCCGCGACGTGCTCCGGAAGACGTGCCTTGATTTGTGCGTGGACGCCGCACAGCGTGTTGGGGTGGACGAAAGCCGCGCAGGCGCGAAGGTCGCCCTTCTTGATGAAGTTGCAGATGTGTGCCATTGTTGAAGTTGATGATGATGCCCCAAGTCGGCTTTTCTTGGCTGAACCAAATCCATTTTGGGCGTCCTGTCAAAGTGACTTTAGGGTCTCGTGCGTATCAAGGGCAATGGGTATTCCTTACTATATTGCGTCTCTGTTGCGTACCCACAAGCACATTCAACGGGACACGGGGAACGTCCCTCTGGAATGCGATGCACTGGGGCTGGATTTCAATGCATTCATTCACACCTATTTGAAGCCTGAGAATCCAATCGGCAGTGTCGTGGTCGCGCTCCGCAACTTCCTTCGTGATGTGGCACGAGGCAAGAGGGTTTTGATTGCCTTTGATGGTCTGGTGCCGTATGCCAAGATCGTTCAACAACGCTATCGTCGCATGCGCAGTCCCGAACCTGCGCTTTTTGACAAGAACCAGATCTCACCCGGTACCGAGTTCATGATGGAGTTGGAGGATACTCTGCGGTTCTGCTTCCCCGAGTGTCGTCTGTCGGGGACAGATGAGCCGGGTGAAGGCGAACACAAGATCTTCACGTGGTTGCGGGGCATGCCGCCGGAGGACCGCAAGGATATTTTGATCTACGGAATGGATGCTGACCTAGTACTGATTTCCGTTGCGCAGTCCGATCTGGGTCCTATCAAGTTGGTGCGCGAGAACCGAGATTCGGGTTATTCTACCTTTGACGTATCCGCACTTTGCAAGGTACTGCCCATGAAGCCGGACGATTGGGTGGATATGTGCGTCATGTGCTTTGGAAATGACTTTATGCCGACCATTGCCATGTTTTCGTTGCGGGAGGACGGATATAGCCGGGCCGTTCATTACATGACGAAGCAAACGGTAGAAGCCGCGGCAGATGACGAGTTGAAAGTGCTCACGAAGCGCGCAAAGGAGACCGATCGGCACATTGTGTCTCGTGACGGTCATGCGATTGAAAGCCGTATGGCGATCCATCTCATGGACGGTGTGGTGGATTGGAACAAGGTGGTCTATGCATTTCAAAAGTCGCTGGCTTGGACGCTGCATTATTTCAAGACCTCCGAGGTTCTGGACTGGTGCTGGTATTATCCGTATGCGGAGGCACCGTTACTGTCGGCAATCACGGACACTCCGCGGATCACCGACTTTACGTGGGATCACCCAGTCCCGCCATTTGGGATCCAAGAGCAGCTGGATTTCATTCTGCCGGGTCGGGGCAAGTTCCCGGATGAGTTCTACGAGGAAGGGCGTGATTCTCGTCATCCGTGGATGAAGGCCTATTCGTGGGAGACAGATCCGCTTATCTCTCTGCCTTGGAACCCAATGGCAGAACCGACACGGGTCCGCACTCATCTCCTCACCTGAAACCGACCATTGACAAGACCCATGCGGGGAGCGCTGCGAGTATCCAGCCGAATAAGAGGCGGCTGCTCGGCACCCGGGAGCGCAGCGGCAAGTGCGGGTCCAATCGGCAGAACATCGGCTTCAGGAATGTCAGTCTCAAAGTTATTGTCGTGGCGCTGAAAGTAGTCAATTTCAATCTTAGTCATTTCATTGATTTTCTTGAGGGCCGTAAATCCAGACGCATCCTGCATGGTTCTCCAGAAACGCCGAATGTGATTGAGATACGCAGCACGATACTCACGGGCAGGACGGGTCTTCATATTTGCCCGGAGTTGTTCAAAACAGGCAGCCACACTGGGGTAAATCGGCTTGTTCAGTCTGCGATTTACGGTATTGTGAAGCCGGAAGGTAGCAATCATGAACTCTGCGCGCGAATTCAGCATCTCCGGGTGCAGTCTTCGGTATCCATTGAGAGATTGTCCAAAGTGCTCCCTACAGCTCGGGCAGGTGATTGTGGATTGGAACATATCCAGCCAGGTATAGATCAGAGTTCTCTCGGCCGGAAGAGGTGAATCTGAATAACACGATGCGGCTGAATGGAGGGCCATCCAGCCAAGGGGTCCCCAAATGGACGTCATTACTTTACTTGACGACAATCATTCCTGCTTCCATGCCGCCTTCAAGGATTTCACGTGCAATGTTGGCAGGTGTCTTTGGATTGATATTGATGTTGGACTTTTTCAGGGATGCGCGAACAACACCGTCGTTCATCTCGCTCACGGTCTTCTTGATCGTCTTGCGGCGAGCTTCAGCACCCTTCTTCGTCAGGATCCTCAGCGTCCCCTTGCGAACAGGGGGAGGGCGAGCAGGGTCCTTGACCGGAACAATTCCACCCCCGCCACGAGACCGAGTTCCTTTCATGGCTCCACGAGGATATGTTCTCATTGACTTGTGGTGGACGGGGCGCTTTGCCTCCGGCTCCACGTGATCTACTTTCTGAATTTTGACCCCGGACATCACTTATTCAAAACGGATGAGTTTATTTACAGCGAAGACCCCACCAATAGTTACCATGACGTCCCTCCCTTCGGTCGCTCCTCCCGCGGTACTCGTCAACGAATGGAATGCCGTCCGCGCCTACTTCAGCAATGGTGTCCGCCGCATGGTGGATCATCAGCTCGATTCCTATGAGGACTTTGTTCGCCACAAGATTCCCTTGATCATGCAGTCTACACCGCCCATCACGGTCTGGCATGAGCAAGATGAGGCGCTCAAGAAGTACAAGTATGAGTTCAAGCTGTCCTTTGAGAATGTCTCCTATATCAAGCCCCGTATTCAGGAGGCGACTGGACGTGTGAAGCCGATGCTACCCATGGAGGCTCGTATTCGTAACTTCACCTATGCCGCTCAGATGTATGTGGACATTCGGTTTCTTGTGCGGACCTACAAGGGACCGCTGCTGGATACCTACGATGAGGAGTCGCATGTGTTTGAGGGCATCTCGCTCGGCAAGCTGCCGGTCATGCTGGGATCTAGCCTGTGTCTGCTGAAGGATTACCCCATGAGCCTGGCCGAGTATGGCGAGTGCGCCCACGATCCGCTGGGGTACTTTATCATTCACGGCTCCGAGCGCACGATCCTGTGTCAGGAGAAGGTGGCTGACAATCGCATCATGATCTTTCAGAACAAGAAGTCGGCGTCTAAGCACACGCACTCGGTAGAGATCAAGTCTCTCCACGAGTCCTTTACGATGCCGCCGAAGAAGCTGGAGATCCGCCTGAGCTCCAAGTTCAATGGCTACGGCAACCCGCTGACGGCGTGTGTGCCTCGGTTCCGGGAGGACATTCCAGTGGTGGTGTATTTCCGTGCCCTGGGTGTTCTGACGGATCGTGCCATTACCAACATTGTGTGGGGTTCCGAGGATGATCTTCACGTGGAGCTGTTGGCAGCCTCGTTTCGTGACGCGGCTGAGCTTCGGGTCTTTACGCAGCAGGAGGCGATTCAGTATCTGACGAACCATCTGCAGTATGGCACGAACCAGGAGGACAAGTGTGCCTATGTTCGTCAGCTTCTGAACTCCGAGCTGCTTCCCCACGTGCGGTTTGCCGAGGAGCTGACGACCACGCCTGTTCACAATGCTCGCAAGGCCATGCTCATGGGATCCATGATTCGCCGGCTTCTGCTGACCTACTGTAAGCAAATCCCACTGGACGATCGCGACGCCTATCCGAACAAGCGCGTGGTTACGACGGGTGCCCTGCTGACCCATCTGTTCCGCCAGCTGTTTCAGAAGGTCTGCAATGACACTCGCAATGAGTTTGTTCAGGAGGTCAATAACGATTCGTGGAAGCGCGGCGAGGGCGGACCGCGGCCGATGGATGTTCTGAACGGGAACAACCTGTATAAGATCCTGAAGGTGTCGGCAATTGAGGGCAAGCTGAAGCAGGCCCTGGCCACAGGCAACTTTGCAGTCCAGGGTCTTGGTTCGGCAGCCGCCATGTCCAATGCGACAAAGGTCGGTGTCTCGCAGGTGCTCGCCAGAATGTCGTATGCTGCGACCTTGAGCCATCTGCGCCGTATTCAGACACCGGTGGAGAAGTCAGGCAAGTTGTTGGCGCCTCGTAAGCTTCATGGTACCTCGTGGGGGTTCATGTGTCCGGTGGAGACACCCGAGGGTCATTCGGTCGGTATCGTGAAGAACATGAGCCTGCTGACCTCGATCTCGCAGCACACGCCGTCCACCACGGTTATTCACTATCTTCGCGAGCTGGGCGGTATTCAGTGGATTACCGCGCCTCAGGTCTACGAGGGGACATCCGTGACGGTGAATGGAGTGATTGTTGGCTACACGAAGGATCCGCACAATCTGGTCGTTTCCCTGCGAGCAGCAAAGCAGACGCGCCGTCTTCACCCTCACATCTCGGTGGCCTGGTATACCCTGATGAATGGCGTCTCAGTGGAGACGGATGGCGGTCGCTGCGTCCGGCCAGTGTTCAGGGCAGGAATGTCCCCTCCGGAGGAGACGACTAGTTGGAACGAGTGGTGCAAGTCCAGTATTGACTATATTGATTCGTCTGAGACGGAGACCCTGCGCATTGCCATGAGCCGCAGCGAAATGACGTCGTCGCACACGCATTACGAGATCCATCCCTCTCTGATTGTGGGGCACATGGCATCCACCATTCCTCTGTCCGACCATAACCAGTCGCCTCGTAATACCTATCAGTCGGCCATGGGTAAGCAGGCTATGTGCGTCTATGCTGGGAACTTTGCCAAGCGCCTTGACAAGAATGCCTATGTACTGTGCTCCATTGCTCGTCCGATTGTGGAGACGCGGGCCATGAACATTCTGAAGATGCACGAGATGCCCTTTGGAATGAATGCAATTGTGGCGATTGCCTGTTATGGTGGTTACAATCAGGAGGATTCGGTGATCATGAACAAGTCGGCAGTGGCGCGCGGCTTCTTCCGGGGGCTGTACTATGGTATGTACAAGGATGAGGAGCACCGGAACGTGACCTCGGGTCGAGAGGAGAAGTTCATGAAGCCGCAGAAGCATAATACGCGCAAGTACAAGAACACATCCTATGCCGCTGTGTCCGACAATGGCCTGCCGATCATCAACTCGGTGATCAATGAGAACGATGTCATCATTGGCAAGGTTGTGAATCTGCGCAACGACGCAGCTGGATACGCCTTTCGCGATGCCTCTACGACACACAAGAATTCTGAGCAGTGCCGCATTGACGGAGTGTGGCAGGACAAGAACTCGGATGGCTACCCATTCATCAAGGTCCGCACCGTGTCGGAGCGTATTCCGCAGATTGGCGATAAGGTGTCGTCTCGTCACGGTCAGAAGGGAACCATCGGCATGATGATGGAGGAGGAGGATATGCCCTTCACCTCTACCGGTCTGCGTCCGGATATCATCATGAACCCTCACGCGGTTCCGTCCCGCATGACGATTGCTCAGCTGATGGAGAACATCTTTGGCAAGATCGGTGTTCGCAAGGGGACGCTGGGTGATGGCACGCCGTACTCTCACCTCAAGGTGGAGGACCTGAAGAAGCACATGGTGGATATGGGTATGCATCCCTATGGAAATGAGATCCTGTATAACGGCCAGACGGGCGAGATGATGCAGGCCGAGATCTTCATGGGACCGACCTTCTACCAGCGTCTGAAGCACATGGTGATTGATAAGAAGCATTGTATGACTGATGATCACGATGTATTGACAGTGGCGGGTTGGAAGCCTATTAACGAGGTTACATTGGAGGACAAGGTAGCCACGCTTCAGAATGGGCGTGTTATCTACGAGCACCCCCTTCAGACATTTGAGTACGATCATCAGGGCGAGATGTATGAAGTGGAGGCAGATCAGATCAGCCTAAAGGTGACCCCAAATCATCAGATGTGGGTTGCTAAGTCATACACTCGAAAGCAAGAGTGGAGGTATGGATTCCACGAGGCTGGGGATATTGTGGGAAAGCACGTCAAATATCAGAAGGACGGTGAGTGGACGGTTCCGGCGTACCAATTTGTACTCCCGGGTGTTGGCCCGGTTGATATGGATGCTTGGCTAACATTCTTCGGTGTCTGGATTGGCGACGGGTGGTGTACGGACAGTCGCGTGACAGTTGCGGCAAATAAGCCTCGTGTTAAGGCGGCTCTGGAGGCATGTCTGCCCCGCCTCAATCTCGCCTATCACTACTACCCAGACTCGTGCAAGCTGGACGTTTCGGACAGGAATCTTCGTAACTATATGCGTCCTCTGAGTGTTGGTGCAACGAATAAGCGGCTACCCGAGTGGGTATGGGAGCTGAGTAAGGAACAGTCTCTGACACTTATCAGCGGACTACTTCTTAGTGATGGACACACTGGGGGATCTGGATCTCTATTGTACTCTACGGCATCCACAAAGCTTGCAGATGATATTCAGCGCCTTGCACTTCACGCAGGATGGTCTGCAAATAAGCGCCTTCATACTGCAGCCGGTAGCCCCTACACGATCGGAAATCACTCGGGTGTAACGACGCAAGACTTGTGGCTACTTGCATTCATTCGGGCAAAGAATCGGCCTGCGATGAACCACGGTCACCATAAGACACAGCACGGGCAAAGTGAGCGGATGGTTCCTTTCGATGGTAAGGTCTACTGCTTAGAGGTTCCGGGGCACGTGTTCTATGTCCGGCGCAACGGGAAGCCAGTGTGGACTGGAAACTCGCGTGCCCGCGGTCCGATTGTGAGTCTCACTCGCCAGCCGTGCGAGGGCCGTTCTCGTGATGGCGGTCTGCGTGTGGGTGAGATGGAGCGCGATTGTATGCTGTCACACGGCATCTCGGTGTTTACCAAGGAGCGTCTGATGGATGTGTCCGACCCCTTTAAGACGGGGCTCTGCAAGTCATGCGGCACGCTGGCCGTGGTCAATCCAGTGGAGGGCATCTACTCGTGCGGTGCCTGTGGCAACAAGACGGACTTTGTCATGAAGACCATTCCGTATGCCATGAAGCTCTGGATGCAAGAGTTGGAGGCCATGCACATTACGCCAAAGCTGATCCTTGAGTAGGGTCCTCAGGAACCATCTCTGCCAAACTCTGATTTGAGGACGACTTGGCCAACTTACCCGTCTGACGCCTCGCCTTAATGCATGCATACGCGAAGCCTCCGACAACAATGAGAAACCCAACAATACAACCGACGGCAAGGGGCTCCATTTTTTTAGTTTTCTGCGTTCAGCCTGAAAGTTTGTCTCTACATTAAAACAAAATGACCCCCGCCGGAAACGAAGTTAAGCCCGCACTCGGTGATGATATGGGAGGTGGCCGCCGCCGTCGTGGCCCGACCGCGAAGGCCCTTAAGCGCGTTCTCAAGAGCCACGGTCTTAAGAGCTCGGGGCGCAAGGCGACGCTGCGTGCCCGCGCGAAGAAGGCGCACCTGCTCAGCAAGGCGTAAGGGGTACAAGGATCCTTTGGCGACGTGTAAAATCTGCCTACAAGATAATGCATCACACTACGCGGAGACGTCGGCAGTCAAGACGCAAGGCTCGGGTGGAGAGAGGTGGCGATCTTCCTCCGGGCACAGATGCCAGTGTTCTTAAAAAGGCTTCGGAAAAGCTACGTTCCACACAAGCTCTGCCCGAACGCGATGTGTTTGGACGACTAATCCCGAGCACGCCTTCCTCTCCCGTGACGCCCCCGATGCGCACGGCAGGCACTCGCCGTCGCCGCCGTCGCCGTGGAGGTGCGGGTGTGGAAGACCAGCTTGATAGGTTAGATGAGATCCTCAGTCCGGACTACAGGTACACCAGAAAAGCAAAAGACGAAATGATTGCGCGAGAGGAAGCCCAGCTCCCCGAAGACCAAGAACCAAAATATTCAAAGGGATTATGGGAAGACATTTTTGCAGCACTGCGCGGACGGAACAACATAGGAGAAACCCCGCTGCTCATAGAATTCAAGGAGAATGAGGAATTCCAACTTGCTTGGAATTACATAGACAGTGCACAGCCTCCGAATAACCAGAGGTTCCCCGAGTTCATATTCCGGCTTGTACGGATCCTCAGGGACCTCGTAGCCAAGAAGCGAGCAAGCCTTCCTCGCAGTTCAAAGACATAGGCGTTGAGACCCCCTTAGATAAACTGCTTATATACAACTAAAATGAAGATCATAGATGGCTTTATTTTTTACAATGAACTCAATATGCTCGAGTATAGACTTTCTATTCTCGACGATGTTGTTGACACATTCATTCTCGTTGAGTCTACCCACACATTTGCAGGGAATAAGAAGCCGCTGTTCTTTGAAGACAACAAGGGTCGGTATGCAAAGTGGGCTCACAAGATTATTCATATAGTCGTTGATGACTTTCTTTACGTAGCTCCTGCAATCGACTATTCTAAAAATCAGCAATGGGAGAACGAATACTACCAGCGCAACTGTATCGCCCGGGGATTTGAACGTCTCAACCTAGGGCCACAGGATGTAGTTATGGTTTCAGATTTGGACGAAATTCCAGATCCCGATCTTCTCAAAAAGGTTCGTTCCGATCAAGTTCAGATTACATGCTATGCAATGGGACAAGTGTATCACTGTTACAATCTTAATACGCGGAGCCCAGTGGAATGGACGCTTGCTCGGATTTTTGCCTATCGCAATTACTCTGGGTCCTGCCAGGCTATGCGCGACACTCCGTATCCGGTCGCCCACCAAGCCGGCTGGCACCTGTCGTACTTTGGAGATGCCAGTTTCATTCAAAACAAGATCCTCGAATTTTCTCACCAAGAACTGAATACCGCCGAGTATACTGACCTCAACTACATTCAAACAAAGCTAGACAGTTCGATGAATTTATATGGGCGCGAGGGGCTGGGAATAGCGTATCACAATCTCAAGGTCGCCATTGAAGACAATCCGTATCTCCCTCCAAAGTACCAGACATACCTGGCTGCATTCTACAAGTTGAGGACAGCCGCGTCGCCCTAGCCGATAAAAATAATATTGCGCTCTATCAAACAAACGATATGGGTGGTGGTCTTCTTCAGCTCGTCAGCTATGGTGCGCAGGATATCTACATCTCGGGCTCCCCCCAGATCACGTTCTGGAAGGTCCTGTACAAGCGTCATACCAACTTCGCGATGGAGTCCATTGAGGTGACGTTCAACGGCCAGGCCGACTTCAACAAGCGCGTGACGGCCGTCATCAACCGTAACGCCGACCTGATGTACCGCACGTACCTCCAGGTGGTTCTCCCGGCGGTGGACTTTAACTCGGTCAGCCAGCTCAACCGCTTCCGCTGGCTCAACTACATCGGCCACCGCCTCGTCAAGACGGTGGAGCTCGAGATTGGCGGCCAGCGCATCGACCGCCAGTACGGCGACTGGATGCAGATCTGGACCCAGCTGTCCCAGGATGTGGGCACGATCCAGGCGCTTGACGACATGATCGGCAACACGCACGACCTTGTCCTGATGAAGGACCGCAAGGGCTATGCGCTGGATGCCTCGTGCGCCGGCTCGGAGCTGACGAACACGTGCGCCCCCCGCGCCGGCACGCCGGCCCGCACGCTGTACATCCCGCTCCAGTTCTGGTTCTGCCGCAACCCCGGTCTGGCCATCCCGCTGATCGCGCTCCAGTACCACGAGGTGCGCATCAACGTGGAGTTTGAGCAGTGGATCAACTGCTGCTACTACGAGCTGACGGGCTCGGCCACGGCGCCGACGAGCATCCAGTCGCTGACGGCTGCGTCGCTCTACATCGACTACATCTACCTGGACACGGAGGAGCGTCGCCGCTTTGCCCAGCAGACGCACGAGTACCTGATTGAGCAGCTGCAGTTCACGGGTGCCGAGTCGATCACGTCGTCGTCCAACAAGATCCAGCTGAACTTCAACCACCCGGTGAAGGAGCTGGTGTGGGTCGTCCAGCGCGACTCGTATGTGGACTGCACGCCCCAGCAGACGTTCATCGCGGAGGTGAACGGCATGCAGCCCTTCAACTACACAGATGACTTCTCCACGGAGGGCATCGTGATGGACGTCCTGGCCCGCGGCGGCCTGGGCACTGGCCAGTCGGGCGGCAGCGCGGCCCAGCTCGGCACGGTCCCCACGACGACGGGCGACGGTCCTTCGGGCCCCTACCTCCCGGGCGTTGGCATCTCCACGGGCCCCTCGCTGGGTGGTGCGTCGTGGCTCGACACGGGTGTCACCTCGCTCGCGACGGCGCAGCAGGAGCAGGGCATCGTGTTCGAGGACACGACGAACTACCTCCTCGCCAAGGTCATCCTCTCCTCGGGTGTCCGCTGCGAGGGCAAGAACCCGGTGGAGGTTGCCAAGCTGCAGCTCAACGGCCAGGACCGCTTCACGGAGCGCGAGGGCCGCTACTTCTCCCGCGTGCAGCCGTACCAGCACCACACCCGCACGCCGACCCAGGGCATCAACGTGTACTCGTTTGCCCTGAAGCCGGAGGAGCACCAGCCGTCTGGCACGTGCAACTTCTCGCGCATCGACAAGGCGACGCTCCAGCTGACGGTCTCCGTGAACACGGTCCGCTCGGGCCGCACGGCCCAGGTGCGCGTGTATGCGGTGAACTACAACGTGCTGCGCGTCATGTCCGGCATGGGTGGCCTGGCGTACAGCAACTAGACGTCCCAAAAGGGTCCTCCCTGTACAGCCGAGATCTCCACACAAGAAATCAGCCAAGAAATCAAAAACAAAATGAGCACGGAAATCCGTGTTGATTTTGATTGTTGTTATCGAACATAAATGGAGTTCATTGATACGCTTCGTAGCAATGCATATTCGGCCCTTGACGTAACCGATCACACAGTTGATATCTCGGGGTGGATGGATCCCGACTTTTCCACAGTGGTTGCGTCGCTGGTAGCCACTCGGTCAAGGACAGATCGCCTCGTTATTATTGAAGTCGGATCATGGAAGGGATTGTCTGCATCTACGTTTGCAGGTACGCTGAAGAGCAATGGATTCACAAACTTTACAATCCTCTGCATTGATACGTGGCTGGGCGCCCCTGAGTTCTGGACATGGGGACTGAACGATCCTGAGCGCGGTGGATCCTTGAACATGGTCAACGGATGGCCCACCGTTTTCAATACATTCACAAAGAATATGAAAAAGCTCGGACACGACGACGTTGTTGTACCTCTGCCACTGTCAAGTATGCAAGCAGCAGATGTATTGGCGTACCAAAAGATAGCTGCCGATATTGTCTACATTGATGCCGCTCACGAATACGAGCCGGTGAAACAAGACATAAAGGCATACTGGCCACTCGTGAAACCCGGTGGGACACTGATGGGCGATGATTACTCGGATGGTTGGCCGGGTGTAAAACAGGCGGTCAATGAATTGATTGAGCAACCGTCTATCCGCGGTGTTATTTGGAGTGCGTGTAAGAAAGAATGAACTCATAGCAGATTGGACCGGACTAGATCTTTATGGGGGATCGATGGGTCAAATATATATGGCCACATCCTTTCAATCGTCCACGGACAGACTAAACACCCGTTTAGACCACCCCCGTCAAATTCTATCATGACTTCGCGAATGGTCTCGTAGAACGACTTGGGTCTGCACAGAATGTTCTGTTTAGGAACTATGTATTGGGCGCCGCCTGAGAACATGAATGTATCGGGTGGTTCCGATGAAAACAACGCCTGGAATGAAGCTGTTGTCCGAAGACCATGTACATTGGCTCCTTCGGCGTATACCCCTCCTAGGAATTGAACACTTGAATCCCGGCGATCGACAGATTCATTTACAAACGCTATCGTCCCAATCGATAAATGGTCGAAGGGCTTACCTTGGAGAAAGACCACGTGGTCTGGAAGTCTGTCATAGTGTTCCAGTATAAACTGCAGGTACGTTTCTGCCTCCCGTCCTACATTTGGCACATCCTTGCTTTTGTCATAGATCGTGGTGGGGCATTTCAGCTCATCAACCCAGGAGATATCCTCCTTGTATTTTGCGACTACCGCTACAACAGAGACCATAACGCGTTACCTATACTGGATATTACTCTTCGGATCTATAAATGGACGAACTCGGGTTCATTCTTACTCGCCATGTTACGTCAGAAGACACAAATCGGTATTGGCTTGAGTGTTGTCGGTGCATTCGGCTGTTCTACCCCACCACTCCGATTGTCGTGATTGACGATGCAAGTGACCCGGCATTTGTACGAGGTGACATTCCGACAAGCTGCACGGTGGTTGCATCCGAGTACCCCAAACGAGGCGAGCTGCTTCCGTATCTCTATCTGAAGAAGCACCGGTGCTTCAAGAAGGCAGTTATTCTTCACGACTCGGTGTTTATCACTGCGCCGATTCCCACGGATACAGTTACGGATGTGAAGTTTCTGTGGCATTTCCATCCTGGCTGGCACAGCCCAGCTATTCCCGAGCTCGCTGTGGTTTTCCCGGAGGTTAACTTGATTGCGGATCTCTTTCATGCTGGACGTTGGTTTGGATGTTTCGGAGTACAGAGTGTGATTACTCTTGCGTTTTTGGATACTCTTCCGTTGGAGCTCCTGGTAGATCACGTTTTTAACCGTGATCGTCGGTGCGGACTTGAGAGGGTCTTTGCCTTGCTCTGCCATCTGAGACGCCCCAGCATCGCTGATGATCCTTCGCTGTTCGGGGATATTCATTCGCAGGTTCGGGGGTGGGGATATACATTCCAAGAGTATCAGCGCCATCCGCCGGGTGTGCCTGTGAAGGTATGGACAGGTCGTTAAATATATGGAAATCTTCAGGGCCCTATCAACAAGAATGCTGTCTCTTATCAATAACGCTCTCACCGACAAGAATACCGACCATTCCTACATTGAAACCTATGAGACTCTGTTCGGCCGCCTTCGGACCTCCGCCACGCGTGTCATGGAGATCGGCATCTACGACGGAGGCAGCATTGCTCTGTGGTCCGACTACTTCACCAATGCATCAATCTACGGACTTGATCTTGCTCCTCTCCGCCCAGCTTCTACATTTCTGAACGGATACCCTCGGGTCAATCTCAAGACGCAGGTGGATGCATATTCTCCCACCACACTTTCCTGGTGGAAGGGCATGCAGTTTGATGTAATTGTAGATGATGGTCCGCACACGCTGGAGAGCATGAAGGTATGTGTCTCCTCGTATTCCAAGTTCCTGACGGAGACAGGTGTTCTGGTCGTGGAAGATATTCAGAACATCAGCTGGATTGAGGAGCTTCGGGCGGCAACACCAGATGAACTGAAGCCTTTCATCAAGGTCTTTGATCTTCGATCTGTGAAGGGTCGGTATGATGACATTCTTTTTGTCATTGACAAGCATCCGCGTCTGTCATCCGAGTAACCAGCTCGCGGAAGGAGATCTTCGGCCGCCAACCAAGAACAGTCCGCGACTTTGTCGGGTCACCCACTAGGACATCCACCTCAGCCGGACGGTAGAACTTTGGGTTGATCCGCACAACAATTCGCCCCGTTTCATCCCTTCCAACCTCATCCGCGCCGGTCCCGGACCATGTGACATTGTGACCTGCAATCGTGAATGCAAGCTCCACAAACTCGCGGACAGAGTGCGTCTCTCCCGTGGCCAATACAAAATCATCCGGAACGTCTTGCTGAAGCATCAGCCACATTCCGTATACATAATCCTTTGCATGTCCCCAGTCGCGCTTAGCATCCATGTTCCCAATCTCTAGCGTGAAGGTGGGATCCGAATAGATCTTGGCGATGGACGTTGTCACCTTGCGAGTGAGAAAGTCCTCGCCTCGGCGCTCAGACTCGTGATTGAACAGAATTCCACTGCAGGCAAACAGTCCGTAGCTCTCCCGGTAGTTCTTGACAATCCAGTGAGCGTACAGCTTGGCCACTCCGTAGGGGCTCCGGGGATAGAAAGGCGTGGTCTCGGTCTGCGGTGTCTCCTGAACCTTGCCAAAGAGCTCCGACGTGGATGCCTGATAGAACCGCGTCTTGTCAGTCAACTTTTGCTGACGGATCACCTCTAGAATGCGCAGAGGCCCAATCCCATCCACATTTGCCGTATACTCGGGCTGAGAGAATGATGTTCCCACATGGGACTGAGCAGCAAGATTGTAGACCTCAATGTGTTCTGCGGAGTGGAGCCCAGCAAAGACGTTAGCAATGGATGCGGAATCGGTGAGATCGGCCTGCTCGAGCGTGAGATTAGGGTGAGACAGAAGATGGCCGATGCGACTAGTGTTCGGCGTGGAGGATCTGCGCGTCAGACCAACGACTGTATAGTTCTTTTCAAGAAGGAGCTCGGCAAGGTAAGATCCATCTTGACCCGTGATGCCGGTGATTACGGCGGTGCGGTTCATTATCCGATATTGCTGCCATTATGAAGATAGGTTTCTTGACTGAACAAACATAATGTCGTATTTATGCAGTGTTTTTCCAATACTGTACCCGCGTTCGCTCATGAAGGAGACCAATTCGTCCTTGTCAAGGTGAAGGAATTCAATTTGGAGGTTTGCTATAGAATACCGCTGGAAATCAATGCTTTTTAGAACTTCAAAATCTATACCTTCTACATCTAGAAATAGGTAGTCAATGTGCTTGATCCCATACGTATCAAACAGCTGCGTCAGTGTTTTGCAGGGGACGACGAATGAACGCAATTCGTCGGGAGTATATCCGTGCTTTATGAGATGATCTTGTACGATTGAAGTCACTTCATAGCTGCGCGTGGGCCCTGTCATAGGTCCATCACGATCGGCAAAGTAAAGCGTTGCTGTTTCCATTGGCATTGGCGTGATTGCCACATTTTCAAACGCAACATTCGCAATTCCAGCATAGCTCTTCTTGATCTCCGCATTGTGAATTGTAAACGGTTCCACGAGCAATACGAATGATGGTCTGATTCGCATGCACAAGTCGCGTACATGATCATTGCCGGTATTGGTTCCTATCTGAATAACAATGGTCATTTGTAGTAGTTGCGGATGTTAAATGACATTCCTTTTACGATTGGCTCATAGTATGGATCTGTCCAATTTGTGACAATGCAGACAGGAAGGGTCTGATAAAAGTGGTTGAGGGGGCCACTCAGAACAACTGGAATAGCACCGCACAGAATAGATTCGTAGAGCCGATGCGTATCATGACCGGTTCCTTCTGGACATACTACAAATTTGGAACGGCATAGGTCGTCAAAGTACTCGGGCATGCTACGGTTAGACGCGATGAATACGCGAGGATCATCTGCAAGTGCGCGAATGCATTCTGTACGCAACGTATGCCTTCGCTGGCCTGGAGTTCCAAGCGTTAGGTTTAGATAGACTTCAATGGTTCGTTCCATCGTGGGCGGCGAGAATGACGATGCGAATTTAACTGCGCCGTCGCCGAAGCCCAGTGGAATCGTGGTCAATTGCTGATGGCGAATAGATGTATTGATCGCATAAATATGAAGTGCATGGGGGAGAAGCAGACGAAGCCTCCGTGCATCAAAACTCAAATCCGAGTTATGAACGATGAACACAAACCGTCTATGCTTTGCAAGGATAGAGGATGTCTTTTGTTTCACAAACTGATCAAGTAGATCCCCGTTTATGAATACACAATCGCCAGTTGTGGATTTACTTGATGAAAATGGCTTATCGGAATACCTGTTATCGTATATCCACGTTGCAGCATCTGCAAATGCCCGACCAGATATCATTGTTACTTTAGGAGAGTTTGCGTTGCTGCACTCTGGCGATCTATGTGAATTTGACGCACATCTGCGGCGGGGTACAGAATACTATCCCGGTTTCTCGTCATGAATCCATTCTTGCATTTTGCCTCGCGACTTGTGAGATATCTACGAACCTCAGAAGGCATCGCCTTCCTCGTGGATCCCCAGTGCTGAGGAGAATACACCTCTACAGGAACAAACCCCGTTCTCCATTGTTTTTGAACCCAGGCGCGTGAGAATAGGTCATGCTCGTCATTGCCGAGGACATAGTGTTCTTCGTCAAGATATCCAAGCGCTTCCACCATGCTACGCCGTAGAACAAGCGGTCCTCTGTTCACGGTGTGTGACAAGACAACGCGATTGAAGCACTCAAATGAATTGAGCGTGTGGGGATTGTCGGTTGCCGTGCCCAGCTTTCCGATATTGTGCGAAGGTGACCTACTATTTAGTCCATGGCAACAGCGGCCACTTACCGCAATCAAGTCCTCAAATATCACAAGCGGAGTCGCCAACGTTATGTTATACCCTAGTGTGATGATCTGCATATCGGCTTGAATTTCAACAATGAACTCTCCACGAGAGAGAATGAACCCCTGGTTGTCACACGAAGTCTCAAATATGCCAAATGGGTTCTCGTGAACATAAATCTTCACGAGAGAACTCGGTCGGTTGAGTCTGCCTATCCAGTCAAGGACTTCTTGCTTTGAAGAATCGGTGCATCCGTCAAGAATGAGGATCATCTCGTAAGTGCCAAGCGTGTGCATAATCATACTTGAAAGGACGCGCGAGATGACACCTGCTTGGTTATGAATGGGCACAACAATACTGAAGGTTGGATTGGTGTCCGAAAAAGTCTGATCGTACAATACTATCGGATCGCTATCCCATTGGCGCTCGGGACGATGAATAAGTTTGTCGCGGTAGGTTTCGTATACACTCATTGCATATAATAAGGAAATGGAATGAGTAGGCCCGACGCAATTGTTTTTCAACTGAACAGCGGAATGAACAATGGCGGGGGGTTCTTCTCTGTCTTCTTTTTCATGTGCAATGCATACCTACACGCAGCATCGCTAGGTATACCGTTTTACATTGAACACGTAGGATGGCCCTACACGTTCCGCGATGGATGGCATGACTACTTTACATCCCTGAAGCTCCGGCCTGGATTTCCGATGTATAGAAATATTCTTCGATCGACACACATGGCCAATGGTATTCATCCGCACTTTAGAATGCTTGACTACTCATTGTGTATTCAGAGCTTATTTGCTCTGCGTCCAGGGATCAAGGAACGAATCAACACCATAAAACGCCAGATTGGTTCGGAATACACAGCGGTTTTCGTTCGTCGAGGGGACAAAGCCAGAGAAGTAGCGAATACACCGTTTGCTAGCATTCTTGCCATGATTCCGTACGAGCCTTCTACTGTATTCTTTGTTCAGTCGGATGACTATACTGTCGTGGAAGAAGCAAGGGCGTCCTTACCTGCAAATCGAATCGTCTCAACGGTTTCTGCAAATAAGAGAGGGTCTTATCACTCTCGTCAATTTTTACACGAGGACGCACAAAACAAGCACAAGGACTCTATTGTTCCGCTGGAGTCAAAGACGAAGCAACAGGTATATGATGAGACGACCGAAATGCTCGTTGGGTTAGGAGTGTGTATCACTGCGTCGTCGTGTTGGACAGACGTTACGTCAAATGTTGGTCGTTTTCTGAAGCTAGCGAATCCGTCTATCCATACGTATCCCATTGACAGTCCACTAGATCTCAACAAAAAAGCCCACCCCGCATTTGGGATCTAAGGATGATCCCATGTGGTAAAATAACGCGGCCTATTTTGATCGTCGTGGGCGATTATAGGTCCCTTGACAATAGACAAGTGGTAGGAAATTAACTCTGCGCATGTCTGATCGTGGCGATGCCCTCTAACGCGCGGGTCCTTGCTCTCGGTCTGATTGTCATTTTTCCAATTACCCTTGAATATACCAGCCTGTGCCGCGCCGATCCACATGGACAAGAAATCGTGTGCGATCTTTGATCTAAAGTCAAACCCTATACACTGTGCATATATAGATTCAATGTGCATGGATTGCTCGCGAGTCACGTTAAAGTATTCAAGTGCTCTATCATTCGCCCATTCTCCGCACATCCACCCATCCTTCTGCAGGTAGACTCCCCTTGATACAATTTCATCTACGAACGCATCCAATGACCTGACGGCACGCAAACAGCTATCGCACCAAATGACAATGTCGTATCCCTTCATGCGGACGGCATTTATCGCATACGATTTGAATGCGTACGGTGCGTCCCTATGTTTGGGTGCGCCAACCTCCGACTCATCGTGAAAGACAAACATTGGTATAAACGGATTGAACCTCTCCATGCTCTTGACAAGCTTCCTTTCAATTCCCATGTAAGGCCCGCTTGCAAATGTAACTAGAGCGACCCTGCCGCGCCGGATGGATTTCACGACCGACATTATATATTCCCTGCGAATAACAAATGAAGATTGGATCTCGCGCCCAAGTCATGCATGGAACGGCTCACCACACGAGCGGCGGACTGACAAAGGCGGACCTGAAGATGAACAAGTGGGGCCGCATTGTCTCGCGCAAGAAGTCGGCTCGCATGGCGCACGGAAAAACCCGCCGCAATAAGTAATGCGGTTGCTCTCTTTGTTGGCCGCGGCGACATGGGTGGATTTTGTGGTCATGGTGATCACCAAGGTTGCCCCTGGCCAGCACCTCTCCTTTCTCCCGCCCACAGGGTCTCTGAAGCTTTGGTATGACAAGTTTGGAGTGGCCGCTGTAGCCGCAGATGTCTTTAGTCTGATGCTGGGCGTGTTGCTGGCTACTCTGCTGTTTCCGGGTGCCTACGGTGTGGCCCTGGTGTTTGGAGCTATCTTTGTTCAGCTTCTTCACGACCTCTTCTTTTACTTTGCCGTGATCCGCGCTCTGCCGCAGGGGCAGAACAGTATGATTGATGTCTTCAAGACCTACGCAGACGAAGGCGGATGGACCATTCTGCTGGCCGATGCGCTCATGATCACGTCCACTGTTCTGCTGGCGGAGCTCTATGATCTGATCATGCCTTACCGCGTGATTGCGCTCAAGGCGATCTTGGGCATGTATGCGCTAATTTATATCACTTACACTAAGTAATGGGCGGCGGATTATTTGGAACACACCTCACACTTAACCCAAAGTGTCTCGTGTTTTCCCTGTTTGTCTTGGTGGTCTATTGGATGCCGCATTTTAAGGCTTGGGAGCACCGAGTATTGATGGCCTTTCTGCTGGCTTGTGTTGCCTATGTGCTGCTTGCCTGGTATGACATGATCTTTGATTGCAAGGATCGTCTCAAGCCCACCTTTCTTGGATGGATGTGGGGCTGGGCCAAGCCACCAGAGTACATGAAGGCCTTTCTGGAGTTGCCGGAGAAGGAACAGAAGGTTGTGCGCACAGTGGACATTGTCGTTCTGATTGGAGTGCTGGTCTTGTTCGTGCTTCCTTTTCTTGCGAGGAAGTAATGGCAAAGGGGGGCGACTTTGTTGATGTCTTGATCAAGTCGGTGAACTGGAAGGTTGGAAACTTTGATATGCTTCCAATCATCTTTGGAACCGTGATGGCTCTCATGGACATCTTCATGATGGGTGCTCTGAAGATGGTGAGCACAAAGACCCTCCCCTATTCTGTAGGATTCCCTGCTGCGACAGTTGTATATGCGTTCCAGCCGTTTCTGTTCCTGAAGGCGCTCACTCATGCAGACATGACGGTCGTGAATCTGATCTGGAATCTGATGAGTGACATTATCGTGACCCTGAGCGGAGTGCTCATCTTTGGCGAGAGCATCAAGGGTCTTCGCTGGCTGGCCATTGGTATGAGCGTATTCTCTCTGTGCTTGCTGGCCTACACAGATGAATAATCTAGGCAAAACATAATGAGTGTCTACGTGGTTGAGGAGGGAGAGGACCTTGCCTCCGTTGCATACCGGACATTTGATCAAGCCAAGGCATATATCACTGCACGGGCCGGAGAGGAAGGATGGGAGATCATTGATGACTATGATAAGCCGGAGCCCGATTTTACGGAGGACAATGCCAACCGCTACGGACCTCGGCGTGCGAGACCCGCAGAGCGGCCTATCGGGAAGACCTTCATTTGGGGCCGCGGAGACGAGGGTGAGGTCCATATCACCATTCACAAGTTAACACTGAAGGACGATGCCGAGGATCCGGCGGGACCTGATGGAGGACGTCGCGGTGGTCGTCGCAAGACCCTCAAGCAGCGTCTCGCAGCTGCCAAGAAGAAGTGTTACCCCGGATACGAGGTGTATGATTACAGGATGAACAGCAAGGGGGAGTTCTTTAACTGCCTTCCGGCTGGACTGAAACGTCGCCGCACACGTCGCCGCGCGTAGAAGAACTTAGACACCGAGCCTCAATCATACATAAATGAGCTCCGACGACCTTGTGATTGCCAAGACAGTCCAGACGTCGCCCATCCGCACCCTCGCCGAGGGCCTGAAGTCCATGCTGGTGGAAATGAGCCTTGTTTTTGATAAGGATGGTATCCGCATGATTGCCATGGACAATTCGCGCACCGTGCTGACGCATATGCGGCTGTACGCGAATAAGTTTGAGCAATACGAGTACAACAACAAAGCCCCCAAGCTCAGTGTGGGACTGAACACGGATCACTTTTACCGTATTGTGAAGACGGTGACGAACGACGATACGATCACGTTTTCCGTGTCCAAAGCCGAGTCCAATCACCTGACCATCACGATTGAGAATGGCGAAAAGGGGCGTCGTATCAAGTATCGCCTGAATCTGCTGGATTGTGATGAGTCGGACATCACAATGCCGGAGACGGTGTTTTCGGCGCGCGTTACAATGCCCTCGCTGGACTTTCAGAAGATCTGTCGCGATATGACCCTGCTGTCGGCAAAGACGGTGGATATCAAGAATGTGGGCAATACGCTGACCTTTTCTTGCAAGGGGCCGTTTGCTTCGCAGACCGTGACGATGGGTGATGCAGCGTCGGAAATGTCAGTGAGCAAGAATGAGTCCACGGAGATTGTGAGTGGCTCGTTCTCTCTGCCGCACCTGGTTCTCTTTACCAAGTGCTCCAACCTCTCCAACAACCTGGAGGTCCATATGAAGAATGATTGGTTCATCATGATCCGCTACGTGATTGCCAACCTGGGTGATATCAAGCTGTGCCTGATGCCGCTGCCGGCCTCGACTACGTAAAAAGAGTTGTCGGCATCATACATAATGTATGAAACAACAGACCTATTTGTTGCTGTATCGGTCTCTACGTTAAGCGCATACATGATCTATGCTATTTGGTGGCAGAGTGTGGAGTGTATGTGTTTGTGATTTAGCGGTAACGCCAGTGCCAGCGACTGTTGTGACCAATCGTTCCACATGTGCGACAGTGGGGAGCAACACTCTCTAGCCAAGCAATCGTGGCATCCCTCCGAGCAACCCTTGCTGTGAGGCCCTGAACATTATTCTCAAGATCCAGGACCCGTTCGTTAAGCGCATCGCGCTCGGCCTCAAGCTCCTCAATATAAAGCCGCTGATCTGCGATCTTCTTGTCCTTTGACCTAGTTTCATATGCGTGATCTTGCTGAATCTGCTGAAGTGCGTTATGTGCGTCTGCAATTCGGCGATGAATGTCCATGGTAAAAACTTGAATATTTGGTTGACCGATATCTATTTTGCCGAACTACATCTACTTAGGCCTCGTGTTATGCGCCTTGTACACAATATCGTCGGTGGACTTCATCTTGAGGGTCGGAGCAAAGAGCTTCTTGTCCGTAATGTTGGTCGTGGTATTCCAGATCTTAATGATATGAAACTGTCCCTTGGGTGACACGGAGACACCCACGATCGCTTCCTTGTAATTGACTAGAAAGTCACTCACAAAGCAGTGAGCCATGGCGTCAATGAACACCTCGCAGGTGTCCTTGGCATCCACCTTCTTTGACCAAGCACCTCCGCGGATGTGCTCGGGTGCCTCCCACAGAGGGCGGTATCCCTCTCGCATGAGAAAGAACATGCCTGACTCCCAAGCATCCTTGGAAATGGCATCAATCACGGTCCAGAAATCTGCAGGAGTGGAGAGAGTGGCGATATTGGTGTAGGATGCCTCCGAGTAGTTGTTGTCGTTGGGATCATGGTACCAGAGGATCCACGTCATGGGCATAGGAGTTGTGTCAGACATCTTCGCCACTCTATCTTTATTGCGGGGTGTTAATCCGTTTTGTCATACGCGCTACTTGCCATACAACTTTCGGATGGGGAGCGTGACCTTTTTGTAGCGAACAGCATCCGCAAACTGAAACTTTGTGTAGGCAGGTGCAAAGATAATCACCTCATTCCGAAAGATGGTTAGGCTCTCGTCGTCTGGCACAATGTGGCCGGCCAACCGGAGGGCATCCTTGTAGGTCTTGATCTGCTTGAACTTGGAGGCCGGAATTGTCTTGATGCCGATTGTCATCATGGGTTGGTCTACACTAAAACATGCCCCCATTGGTAGAAAACGGATACGATTGTCTAAACAGAATAGAAGAGCAGAATGGACGTCGCCACTCTCTATTCTCTTCGCACGAACTCCCGTCCTCCTCTCGCAGATGCCATCCGCACCATCATCTCCACCCTCAAGATTTCCTTCAAGCCGTCCTTCCGGCGCCAGGTCATTCGCCGAGCTCCAGCGGAGGAGGCTTCCAACTGGCGCGAGTTGGCGCTTCTTGCTGTTCATCGCAAGGTTCGGGAGAAGGATGACGCGGACTACGATGCAGTCAATGCCTTCCTGAACAAGCTGACCAAGCAGACCTATGACAAGATGATGGTCTCCATAATGGAGAAGCTGGATAGTCGCGATTCCATGTTCCGCCTGCGGGTCACGACGCTGCTGTTTGACCGAGGCATTCAGCAGACCTTCTATGCGCCGCTGATGGCCGATGCCTACAAGGACATTGCGTCGGCGTATCCAGATGCTCGGCAGGATCTCATGGTGCAGGTCATGATGTTTGATACGCTGTATGCAGATACGAATGTGACCATTGTTCCCCACCACACGGATGCGGGATATACGGATGCGATTATTGCTTGGACCAAGCAGAAGGAGAAGAAGAGAACCTTTGCAGTATATGTGGCTGAGCTCTTTGCTCGGGGACTGCTTCCGCCGGAGGTGATGTCGGCCTTTGTCAAGACCATTATGGACGATCTCAAGGAGTGCGTTCGTCACCAAAAGACACCGGCAGGCGAGGAGCACGTGGATGCTCTGGTTCGGTTCGTGTTTGCAGTGGCAGCCAAGGTTCCGGAGGTGAAGGATCCCGTGCGACGCATCCTTGCCATTCCGAAGGCCGAGACACCGTGCCTGAACATGAAGTCACGGTTCAAGCTTGATGATTCTCTCAAGCTATAACCCGTGAAAAATGGATTATCTTCCTCACTTTGTTTTATAAAGTGTATACAATGGCCGACTTCCCCGACGTAGGCTTCTGTTATGCGACGGAGAATGGGTATCTTGGGCGACTGCAATCAAAGAGACTTGAGACAAATATGCTCATTGGAACATTTCAACTGGGAACCGAGACAAAGGATGTTGAGTTGGGCGCATTCCCCTATCTGGGTGTTACTCAAGTCTTGTGTCAGGATGCATATGTTCCCGAGCCTGAGCCGGCGCCAGTTGCAATGGATACGGACGAGTTTGGCGGCAAGCGTCGGCGTCGTCGGACACCTCGCGGTAGAAAGAGTCGCAGGAAGTCCTTGCGTCAAAGAAAATGAGTGCCGTCCCCTCTGCCACTGTTATGGCCGCTGCTGCCAAGATTGCGATTGAGAATGACAAGCCCATCTACCTTGACTACTACAATGACAGCGTGGAGAAGAAGTGCTGCATCGGCGTGCAGGACACCACCAAATTTTTAGTCAAGTCCGACACGGAGTACACCTCGCCCATTGAGAGCATCGCCCGTATCAAGGAGGAGAAGGTGTTCATCGTGGCCACGGAGAATAGCATCTACATCGTCTCTGCCGATATCCCTGTTAAACGGATCGTGGGATCTAGTGACAAGGCCGAGTAATGTCAGCACCCCTTTCTCCACAGTCGCCGGTTGGCTCCTTTCCTCCGCCCCACCGTATATTATATGAATGTTTGAATGACCGAGAGACCAAGACACTTTGGGATGCGTATAAGACCAAATACGGAGACCAGTGTGAGTTTGAAGAAGTAGACGCCGCCGTTTCCAATTCAATTGACGATTTTGCCAAGTGGTTCGCCCAGTGGATTGCCTTTGCTCCTGCGCAGAGATCCACGCGTGTCCGCATTCTGCTGATTTGGCACGCCCATTTTTTGAGCTTGGCCTGTCAGCAGATGCTTCGTCGTTCCCTGGAACAGCGCTCATTCCGCTGTCGCGTGTGGTTTCATATTGAGGAGGCTCTTTTGCAATCGGCCATTGTCAGCCGCTGCATTGTGACCACATTGCCTCGGTATGTTCATTACCCAAAGATTGATGGCGTGGTGGATTCGGCCTTGTGGGACGACCCGCGGGCGCTTGAAATGGAATTAGAACGGAGGAACAAGTAAGAGGCATGCGCGTATTCACAGATGGATCTTGTACTGGAAATGGTCGCAAGGGTGCAAAGGCAGGATACGCGGCTTGGTTTCCGGATCACCCCTCCTGGTCATCGGCCCACCGAGTTCCTGACGACCAGGATCAGACAAACAACCGCGCCGAACTCTCGGCCATTCTTCTTGCCGTCAAGACCCTTGAGGACCGCGGCGAGATTGACTGCGACCTCGTGATCTATTCCGATTCCGAGTATTCCATTAATTGCCTGACCTCCTGGCTTACGGGCTGGATGAACCGGGGTTGGAAGACGGCGGCTGGCAAGGATGTTCTTCACCAGGACCTCATCAAGGAAACGACGGCTATCCTGTCCAAGTTCAAGTCGCATCGGTTCGTTCACGTCAAGGCACACACGGGTGGTCTGGATGAGCTATCCAAGCAGAATGCAGTAGTGGACAAGATGGCGCAGGATATTGTGAATGGCGTTGTGTCCAAGCCCGAGATCCCGGTGGTGGTGGATGAACTGTTTCCTGGCTGCCCTCTGCGGATCATGGGTGGTCCTACGCAGCAGAAGGATATTGTGGCCTGGGTTCGGTCTTCAATTGACACATTGGACAAGGAGTTGATTGACAAGCACTTGTACAAGGCGTTTGTGGAACTGTGTAAGGCCCGTGACGTAAATCTGACCAAACAGATCATCTCCAAGACCCCAGTGATCCGCGCCGAGCGGGGTCATTTACAAATAGATATTGTAGATAAAGTAGAATGAGTGTCGAAGCCTTTCATTTCTGGTCTCCGACTTGCACCCCGTGTGCCGTGATCAAGCCTGCACTTGAGGACCTGAAGGAGGAGTTTCCAGATGTCAAGTGGACGTCTGTGAATACCCACGTTGACCTGAAGGGACTGGGGAAGAAGATGGGCATTGAGGTTGTGCCGACAATCGTGGTTTTCAAGAATGGTGCCGAGGTGGGTCGTCACTCGGGAACGAACATGATCATGTACTATACGCTGATCAGGAAGGCGCGGTCGTAGCAGCCTGAATGAAGGACATCGGGATCGGGCGCCCATCCGGTCCAACAATGTACGCCTTGCCAGACGCATCCACGTAGCTACCATCGGCCTGCTTCGTCAGCGAGGTCAGACTGGGACCCTGCGGGAGAATGGCCGACGGGAGGCGCGTGGGAATACTGGACTGCACAATGCCGTATCCGGTTCCTCCAATGATAAATCCTTCTGCGAGGGCAATGAAGGTCTTGACAAAGAAGCTATTTTGCATATTGTCACACGATGCCAGCTGCATGGCCTGAAGACCAAAGAACAGAATGAAGGCGATCCAGGTCAGGATAGTGTCCATCGGATCACGGTTGATCATGAGATCCAGAAGGTAATACCAAAAGACAGTTGCGGTGACAACAAGCCCCTGAGGAGCGTACTCGCTCTTGAGGAGTTCAAATCCCTTGACTTCGCATCCATCCCACTGGCTCATGCCACCACCTTTGGCGACAGCAGCCACAGCACGACGCGTATTGTAGATTGCAAGCAGATCCGTAAACACAATGTTCAGTCCATCCAGTCCCTTACCCAGGGCCCAGTTGATGGGAATGGAGCAGATGCCTACGAGACTGGGAATAGAGTACGCACCCTGCATGGTGAAAATATCGGCAAGGACGCCGAATAAGATGAGAATGTGGGGAAGAAACGTGATTGAGTCTGTGAGCAGACTGCCAAACCCGGCAGGCATTCCGGGTGTACCGGTGCTCGGTTTCAGTGCGTACAGCGTGCCCACGACAGAGATGATGGAGACAAGCAGTGCCACGATGAGCACACCCCACCACGGGACATCCTTCGGCGGTGGCAGTTGTGTTGTTGGCGGAGGAGCGATTGTTGGCGGCGGCGTCGGCATCTTGTTACTTCGTGATACTTGTTTTGTTTGCTAGAGACAATGGGGGCCGAAGACTTGGAACTAAGCGTTGCAAAGGCCCGTACTGCAGGGGCAGTTACGATCGCACTAGCCGACAACACATCAACTGCAGCAACCATGACGAAGAAGGGATTTGATACAAAGACAGTATGGGATCCATCAAACGACGAAAGTCAGCGTCTCAATCGGGCTACGCATGGTGGATTAACAAGGGTATTTTTGAAGCCATCTATCCCGTTTTCATTGGGCCTCACATTGCCGATAGGAAAACCTCCGTTCCCATATCCCATTGCAAATGGTGGCATCAACCGCATGAGTATCTACTATCCTTTTCCACTTCGGATAGACGGACAGCAATACGATGCGTGTTTTCAAATTGGGGAGTTTGCTGGTGAGGGGATTAATGGAACCGGGGTTGTTGTCCTGGTTCCCCTCGTTTCTGGGACAAATGCAACCGGTCCTGGTTCAGACTTTATTGATAAGTTTGCAGGTCTCATGCCCGGAGTTACTGCAGGTGATGTTACGGTCTCCAGTCTGAATATACGGGACATTGTGGATGCAAACGGACCATTTTATGTGTCGGGAGGAGGAAACAGTTTGGTGGTTATCATGGCGGAACCCGTGACAATCTCGGTAGCCGACATGACAAGCATTCAAATGAGTGGCCCTATGACGGCTCCGGAAACTGCAATCAGCAGCAGTGTTCTCGCAAATCTTGTATATAAATCCGTACCCCCTCCAGCCAAGCCGCCCGTTCGGGTTGTTCAGCCCCCGGTTGATCTCACTGTAGGAGAAACCCATCACGATAAAATTGTTGAGGTCTTGAAGGGAGTTGGGTATGCAGTTGTGACTTTCTTTGTAGTCTGGCTTGCAATCAAGTTTGCAAAGAGCGACGCAGGGGCCAGCGTTATGAATAGCATTGGAGGGGGTCTTTCGTGGATGTACAGGGGATTGACCGGTGCATCTGCTAGAGCCGCACAGGGGGTTCGTTCTGGAGTTGGTGCTGCTGGTCAGGGGATCCAATCTGGTGTTAGCGCCGTAGGGAATGCCGCGAGTTCCGCCGCGCAGGGGATCCGATCCGGCATTGGTGCCATTGGGGTCGGACCGAAGCCGCTTCGTCCGGCGCTTCCAACCTCGGCAGATCAGATAGCAAAGAGGGCTCAGAAGGAGAAGGATTTGGCGGAAGGCGTGGCTCGCAGGAACAAGGTCTTGGCCCAGAACAAGACACGGAGAAACGGCACATTCTCAGTCGAAAATCCTCTTCTTGCAAAGAAGCCGGCACCGGCACCGGCACCCACGGCGAAGGAACAGGAAGCCGCTGCGGGAGTTGGTCCCCTTAAGCCCGCCCCGACAAAGGTGAACCCGCCTGCCGCTCTCAGGGTTGCCAAGAAACGGGTTGGAGAGGACTTTTCTCAAGAAAACCCCATGCAAAAGGCGCTGCGAAAGAAGAGAGCGGCTGACAAGGAGGCTGACAAGACGGCTGTCCCACCACCGAAGGTCCCGAAGAGGAGGAACATCGGGCCGATAGAGGAGGAAGATGAAGAAGATCGCCTTGAACGTCGGGCAAGGGAGACCTCGCTCGCCCCTTTCCGTCCCAATCTCAAGACACAGTATCTACGCAAGACCGGGGCTGTTGCAGGAGGTCGTCGGCGTCGGCGCATGAGGACTGGGCGCAGAGTTTAAAGAAAACGAAACCCCGAATGTCTAAGGCATCCACTTCACAATGGTCGTAGCTATTCTCATTGCAGTGACTGGCACTCTTTCTGAGGCATCCATCCCTACAAAGACGGCAGATGTGCTGGAGTGGCTTCGCAAGAAGCTGAAGCAACCAACTCTTCAGTTCCAAGGCAAGTGCGTGCAGGAAGAGCATTCCTTTGCGTTCTTTGCTGTTCCCTCTGAGGTTGAGGATGAGCACACGAACCAACATATGCTACCTCCGCCCTTCCATGACGATTCCTTTCAGGGATCCATTGCGGTGCTCAAGTCGGCCAATCCCAATCCAGATGATTATGATCGGCAGGCATCCAAGTATCTGGATCTGAAGTCGTCTGAGTATGACGAGTTCTACCAGACCTGTACCTTTAACGAAGAGGAGGAAGATGACGAGGAGGGTGAATATGAGGAGGATGATGGAAATGGCGATCCCGTCCAAGATGAGCCGGATGACACGGAGGAAGGAGAGGCCCGTCCGCATGTGACGGTCCATATGCTCCACGCATCCAACGTCTTTGTGGAGCACCCCATGCGGGACCGAGTGCGGGAAAAGTTTGAGAGCGAGGAGATTGAGACGGCTATTCTGAACCGCTGTATTCACGATGCACAGCGATGGTTCGTAGATATTGACTGGACAAATACGGTGTTTGTGGACATGTATCGCAGCCGTGCAGTTAGTTTGTATCCCTATCGCGAGATGGCGGCCGGGATGGAGGCCACAAAGTTCGTGGACTCAACGCTGGTGGATCTGAACCCAAAGCGATGGAAGGAGATGATCCAGAGTATCATTGACAAGAAGAAGGCAATGTACTCAAAGAAGTCCACGGCGTCAATCTTCCTGCACTGCTCGTCTTGCAAGAAGAAGACCCGGTGTGACTTCTACCAGCTCCAGACACGCTCGGCGGATGAGCCGATGACGACCTTCGTCACCTGCCTGGAGTGCGATAAGAAGTGGAAATTCTAAGCCTATAGTAATGGGCCTTCGCGACATTCTAAACAAATATAAACTCAACTCAGAAACCACAGACGAGCGCATTGACCTTCTGCTAAAGGCGCTGCGTCGTGAGCGGGGATATGCGGAGGAGCTCAAGCGGTATGGAAAGCAGAGTGGAGGTTCCGACTCAGGTGACTTTCTTGGCCCTCAGGTTAGCTCGTTTGTAGATGCCGTCAAGGGCAATCCCGAGGTCTTTCGCACGATGCTGGCTGGTCTTTTTTCAGCTGTGTTTATCTTGGACAGCGCGGAACACCTTCCTGCAATTGGCAGTATTTTGGGTGCCTCGCTTGATCTCATGTTGATGGGAGGCAAAATCCTGACGAAATCAATTCAGGCTGCACTCCCTCCGATGGTCGGTCTTTTGCCCATTCCGTACGCCAGCATGGCCGGGTTGGCAATGGCGGCTGTCTTCGGCATGATCGCCTGGCCCATGATTGCCTTGGTCTCTCTCAGCCGGCAAGACTTTGCGGCCGCCACTGATGCATATGTTCGGGCCATTCCTCCTCCGTTTGGTGACATGCTTGCCAATGTCTTCACAGAGGGGAACCGCGCAGTTGCCAAGATAAATGTGCGTCGTGAGCAGCTCGGCGAGGACCTGGCAAGTGCATTCAAGATGATATCGGAGTCTCTTGCAGGATCGTCAGACAAGGCGCGGGAAGGACTGAGTGCTCTTCGTGAGAAGACACTGGAGGCTGCAAAGACGCCCCCTCCAACTGCAGGTGGCTTTCACAGGCGCACGAGGAAAAGGGCATGGAGACACCGGAGAGTGACACAACGCACATTCGCGAGACACTGAGGGAGTGGATTGGACTTGACGATCAGGTTCGTGCTCTGCAGGCACAGATTAAGACGCTGAAGGATCGCAAGACGCAGCTGGGTGCCGATGTGCTTGAGTTCATGCAGGGCAACAACCTTGACAATTTTGTCATTGAGGGCGGTGCAGGTACGATTGCCCGGTCTACGCGCACTCTTCGCCCCCCTCTTCGTCGTACAGCAATTCGCACGCAGCTCCTTCTTCAGTTTGCCGATCAGCCCCAGCGGGTCGCCGAGGCACTGCGCGCGATTGAGGGCATCCAGGAGGGCGACGATATGTCTGTGGGTGGCACGCAGCGGGTCGTGCTGTCGCGTAGGCTTCCGAGGACGCAAAACATTAACATTCAGTAATGCAGGAAACGATCTTTGTAGTGCTGACTGTGGTCATTACCTACATCCATCTGTTCAACAAGATTGCCGGCCTCTACTTTGACACGGATCGGACGCTGAGCTTGGGAGATCTCTATCGCAGAGTGGTGCCCCCAACTGATTTTCATATTCAGCTTTAATAACATTATGTTTGAGGATTGCAAAGTAGAGCTCCTTGAGACCTTTGGAGATGACCTGACCGTTGTGAATGCCGCGCGGGTCTCTCTGGGGAAACACGTTGATGAATTTGGCGAAAAAGACGCCAAGCTCATCAAGTATCTTGCGGATCACGAGCACACGTCACCCTTCTTCCATCCCCAGGCTCGGTTTCGCCTGAAGATGCCGATTTGGATGGCCCGTGAGTGGTTCCGTCACACGATTGGATTTGCTCGCAATGAGGTCAGTCGCCGTTATGTGGATGATCCGCCGACCTTTCATGTTCCTCATCTTCGGACCCGTGCCCCGGGTAAGAAGCAGGGCAGCAACGACGACGTTCATCCGGAGGACGAGCGGTTCATGCAGTATCTGAAGATGCACTGCTGCCACTCAATGGACGAGTATAAGCACCTGCTGGCGAACAATGTCCCTCCCGAACAGGCTCGCATGGTCCTTCCGCAGAATATGATGACAGAATTCATTGAGACGGGATCTCTTGCGGCGTATGCGCGTCTGTGCCACCTTCGGTTGGGTCCGGATGCACAAAAGGAGATTAGGATTGTTGCCCAGGAGGTCAGTGATCAGTTAAAAAGTAAGTTTCCTGTGAGTTGGGCGGTCCTTATTCCACCAACACCTTCCGAATAACCTTCCTCGGCTTAGGCTTGCACTGCTTTAGCCAGTCTGCCTTGCTCTTGAATAGACCCTGCTCAAGTCCCGCGAGGAGGCAGGTGCGATGGGCCGTTGTATCGCCAAGAGCCACTTTGCAGATAATACACGTTCCAGAGAGGGGCTGCGTTGGTTGCTCCATTTGCTGTAGGGATCGTTACTGACTGACGAGTTTCCGTTTTGTAGTTCCTCAGATACGTTAGAGCCCAGGCGGCAGATCTCTCGGATTGATTGAACTTTCCACGCTGATTGAGTTCAGCCGCGGTCTTTGCCTCCCACTCCCGAGTTCGCCGCGGAGTATAGGCAAGGAACCGATGAAGACGCTCAAGGCGCCTGGCGTAGGAACCGGACGTGTGGGCGCCGAGCTTGAGGAGCTTTGAGTTGAGACGCTGATCTGCTGCGGTATTGGTGGGCTGCATTTTGATTACTGTATACTTCTCCGTTCAAAAAAGAGCATTCGTTTTACGCCTAGAGGTGGAACCGCCTGCGGAAGTCCCGCAGACTTGCCCGCAGAGTGGGCTTATTCCAAAGGATCCATCTCGATAAACTACCCGGCGTGTCCGGCTTACTCCAGTGCTCACCCATACCCGAATGACGCTTAATATACCGTGCTCTACGAGTCACATCCTTGTGCTTTGTAAAGTCACTGTAGCCCTTGGCTCCAAAGGGAACGATCTTCTCCTTCCCGTCCTTTTCAAATACCGCATCCCACTTCTTGTCAGCCTTGTGCGACTTGCGCAGTGTCTTCAGTCTCATTATAGTGTAAAAAGGTTTTTTGTCCGTTGTGCGTCTATGCACTCAGATCCCGCATGGCAGCCTTCTTTGCTAGGATGTGTTCAACGTGGGCGTGTAGTCGTTCTCCGAGTGAGGGAGGTGGTTCCTTGTAGGGTGGGAGGTTGTCGTAGCAGTACCGAGTTCGGAAGTCATACTTGATCATGTCCTCAAGAGTTGCCCCGTTTGGACCGTACGTCCAGCAGATCTTGTTCCTCCTTGGTCCAAATCCGTAGGGATACTCGCAGAAGCAGGCATGTCCCCTGCAGGACGGGCGCGGCGGGGTTCCAAATACAAGTGTGCGAAGTGACATTCTGACGAGACCACTCTCATCTTGCAGTAGTGGGATCCATTTTGAGGTGATCGTCCAAAACGGATTTGATGATGCCAAGAAAACAGATAGTAGGTCTATCAACAATACATACTACTCTACTCAACTCAGAATGGCAACTCCTCAGCGCAAGAAGCCCGTGTGGATGGACGACAAGGATTGGGAGGCAATGAAGCCCGCGCTTGATACGGCGCGGGAAGAGGCCGCAAAGGTCGCAGCAGAGAAGGCCGCACGCGAGGCGGAGACCAAGGCAAAGTGCGTGGCCTGGCACGCATCCAAGCCGAAGTGGGTGCGTCAGGAGGTGGTCACGCATCCCGGAGTTCGCGGGAACGAGCGGGAGTGGGAGGTTCCCCCCAAGACAGGGTTCGCCAATGTTCCGAACCGAGCCAAGTGCCCGTTCTGCGGGAAGGACTAGACGTAACGCCAAGAGACCAAATCATACAACCCTTTTTACATGTCGGCCAAAACGGAAACGTTTCAGTCAAAATTTTGGCAGTCAGGGACAAGACACACATACACGCCAAAATGCCTACCTGCACTGCCTTCACCAAGAACGCCTCACCCTGCACCCACAACGGACACACCAACGGCCTCTGCGGCTACCATGCCCCCATGGTGGCCACGCCTGAACTTCAACTCAAATTTACCCGCACACAAGCTCGCCTTCGGGCGCAATGGCAAGCGACCCTAGGAACCGTGCCCGTTCCTGTGGTCGCAGCGCCCGTGGCCCCGCCGCCTCCGCCGGCCCCGCGTCGGATGTGCGGGCACCTCAAGAGGGATGGCCGTCCGTGCGAGGCACTGGCACAGCATCCGGATGGGAAGTGCGGAATGCATCACGCCGTGCTTCTCCGCCGCGGGCATCAGCTCATGTTGGCCAATGCTATTGCGGAACTGCGCCACATGCGCACACGCGGACGCACGCCAGCCGAGTTGGACGTGTATGTCCGCCAGCAGGAGGCTAACTTGCCCCCGGAGTATCGGGTTGTCTTATTGCGCCACGCGGATCAGATGATCCTGGCGAACTACTTTGCACAACTCCGCATCATCGTCCTGGACGAGGGCGACGTTGCCATTGCCACCGCGCTCATTGCGGCGTGGGGGACAGACCCAGGGATCAACCCGCGCCGACAGGGGTTGCTCGCCGGATTTGCGGGCGCACTCGCTCAGCAGATTAGGCCTCACGTGCCGGCACCGATCCCCGCCAACCGCCGGGAGGCACAGTTGGCCGCGGATTCGCAGAATGTCCACACAACCGAGATTTCCAAACAGATGAAGGAGGCCATTGACATGTTGTGCGCGGTTGAGGTTCCGAACACACAGAAGGCCACGGTCCATGAGATGCGCGAGTCGTGGCGCCGGATGGGAAAGACGGAAGCGGAGATTGCCGTTGTCTACCGCGACGTGAGTACTTGGTGGAACAAGAACACTGTGTATACTCTTGACGACCGGCTGTACCGCCGTTGCATGCGCGGCCTGTGGTACACCATCAAGGGGTACAAGGGGGAAGTGCGCGAGGAGTTGGAGAAACGCATGTGGGACGAGTGCCGGGATGCGTGCGTTCCGTACTCTGTCTGCACACAGGGGCACCTGGCACGCCTGAGCAACGTCATGGTTGGATTTGACGACGCCTTTGCACAACCGGTCCCGGTGGGAGAGATCCTTCAGCAGAAGATGGCCGCCATTGCGGGGATGGACATTGAGTCTGAGAAGCAGGTTGAACTTGCCAAGGCCCTTCTTGAGGAACTCAAGATCCCCGAGGAGAAGCATGCGGATTGGCTCGCGGCCTTCTGAACAGTGTGACATGTGTCACAACCCCATAAATCTTTTTACATTCACCCCCACGGATCGTCCAAAATGGATTTGAACCCACCAATAAACAACATCTTAGGCGCCCACAACCACACCACACCACCCCCACACTCCACAACCACCCCCGAAAAATGACCCC